TCATTTGCCGCAGTCGTTGACGTATTTGTTCAGACTTTCTGCGGTGATTCCGCTGGCGCGAGTGCTGACCTTAATCAGTCTTAGCTTTCCTGCGGCAGCTAATCGATAAATTGTCGCACGCGAAATATCCAGCTTTGCCGCCGCTGTGCTTACCCGATAAGTGAGTGAGTGTATTGCGGTGTTCATCATTCACCCTTTCGAGGATTTGGTTTGTGCGTATGGCCAATGTTTCGAGCCTTCAACTCAGCCTCAATAGCCTTCCGCGCGTACTCCCGCATTTGCTCGGCGGTGTACTTTGGGGTGAAGAAGTCGGTTTGTGCTGGCAGTCTTGGTAATTTGGATTGCATCATTTTGCAGACCTCGTTGTGGGGAATGTGTCGATTGACCGAGAATTTACCTCTTGGGTAGAAATTCTGACAGCTCGTGACTTAGTTGCATGGAGCTTGCCATCTGCGACCTGCTTGGATTCCTTGCGGAGTGTGGACAAGAAATCAGGCATGTGCAGCTTTACGAACTCCTGCCGATTGCTGAATGGGGTGACGATCATTTGGGGTCTTCTTGCGGCGTTGATTTACCCGACACATCAATGGCGAACACCTTAACGGCTGACGCTCCAAAGTGCGGGTGTGTGATGGTCTTGCGGGTGAATCCAGCCCAAGGCTTGACGATTCGGCGTTTGTGATCGCTGGCTGACGGGTAGCCAAGCGTGAGCATGATTCGCTCGTAGGTCTTCCCCTCAAGGCGCTTAGTCCAGTAGGGCGTGCAGAGTCGGTATTCCTCCAGCTTCTTGCCTGATTGGATGGCGTCGAAATACTCGCGCTTGAGGGGTAGGGTAAGGGTGCTTTGTTTCATTTGTCTTGGCTCTCTTTTGGTGCTTGGCAGTTGTTTTCATCAGGCAAAGATGATGCCCATTCAACAAGCTCACGCTTGCTACAAAACTTGTGCACCTTGCCCAGCATTCCTGATCTGGCAGTTACCCAAAAAATAAACATTGCGGTGGTGATGATCTGCCAAGTAAGCGAGCGCCCATCCGCAAGCAACATAAGACCAGCCGTCACCAGAAAAGTGAAAATATCGCTGATGACGCTGGCTGTCATTGACTCATATAGCACGGCTGTATGTGTTTTTTCTGTCATTTGTCGATCCTGTTTAGTGTTGCAATGGCTTTAAGAATCCGTGCCATCCCAACGATGCGCTTGGCGAGCATCCAAGTCAGCTCTAGCGCTAAAAAGCAAATTAACACCACCACAATCCACCCCGATACAAGCGCGGCTGCCGTTCCTAATGTTTCAAAGTTCATGGCTTGCTCCCTTGTGGTGCTGCTGCGAGCATTGCTTGATAAATCACTGTTGGACTGTTGACGCCACATTCATCCATGTATTGTTTTGCAGCCTTTGCAGCAGCAATGATCTGATCGAATGTCGGCTCAATAGGAAGCAGCTTCCAACCTTCTTGCGCTGCTGACTTGGTTTGTGGTGCTATGCCGTGGGCGGCTTCGACTGGCCGCACATCGCGCAGCATTCGAGCGTTCAAGATGCCATCAGCATCGACAACTCTCACAAAAACTCTGTGCATCCGTTCTTCGCGACCATCCAAGCCGCCCCAAACGTAGTAGCCAACAACGGTGTGCTCTACCCATCCCTCTTGACTCGCAAGGTAAATGAGAACCTTTGAGCCAACTTGTGGCAACAAGTCGCCTTCAACTGGTGGCAGCGGCTTGCGTTGTTGTGGTGTAGCGTCAAACTGATTGCGAGGATCGAATCCACCATCAGAAACTATGTCGCTGTACTTAGCAACAGGCTCACCCTGCTCTTGCTGCTTTCGCAAATTTGCAATCACTTCATCACGAAAAGACACCGCACCATCAGCCATTAGCAAACGATCTTGCAAAGAGTACAAGGGGTTTTTCCAAAGCTCAGACAAAAGAGTTTTACTTTTTGAAAAGTCAGGCTCACCCTGCTCTTGCTTGGCTAGTGGTGTGATGTAGAGCGAATAATCCCCGTCTGGTAATTCGCTCATACCCTTACCACGCCTTGCACCACCAAGCATGCCGCCGCTTACACGAACGTGTGCCACAGGCTCACCCAATTGCTCACTTACGGCCCGCTGCTCTTGCTTGGCAGAAGTGGATAACCAATGGTGTCCAGCAGAAACCTTGTAATCACCAGATTTCATCTTGAGTGTGATGGTGTCTTTCGCAAAATCTGCGGTCTCAATTTCACAAGGCCACCCCATAGCCTCGCGCACGGGCGGGGTGACTGCATCATCACCGGCCACCAACTCGGAAGCCCATCCCAAGCCTTTCTCAAAGGTGGTCATGTCATCCTTAAAACTCAAGCGGCGGTGGGTCGGTTTGGTTGGGTTGCTGATCAGGTAGATTTGCGGTGTCATTTCATTACCTCAAAATTTTGTTTTTTTGTTACTTTGACAAGGCCAGCATCGGTACGCAAAGCGCTCCAGTCGCGGCCTAATGATTTGCCGATGATGGTGTGCACCTCGTCTTTGATTTGAACTTTGTCACCTACGCGAAGGTTGTAGAAGGTGGTCATGCTTGGCTTTCTTTGTGTCGTTTGAACATCAGCTCGTATCTCTCGAAATACTCAGGGAATGCGGCACGTAACCGTTGTTTGTTTGTGCTGTCAGCTCGATACCAAAGATCGACCAAGGCTTTTACAAAGCCGCCTCCAAATATTTCCATCATGTGCTCTGCGTTGTTGTACTTCACTTCGCACCCCCGATTTCATCCAGCATTGAGCACTTGATGCCCACCGCTGAAAAGGCACCAAAACGTGCCAACTGATATTCCTCTAGCGTCTTGCCTTCGTGGATTGCTTTGATTACAGCCTCAAGGCGCAGGACTCGACGTTGGAGTTGTTCGGGTGTGGCTATGTCGGTTGTGGGGGTCATGGCTACTTTCTGAAAATCTTTGTTAAGTCCTGCTGGACTGAGTGACCACGCAATCGCAATGCGTTTGCAATTTGTGCGCGGTCTGAATGGCTATGGCTTGCTTGACCAAAAAGCCCTAAATAGCTGTTTCCAGTTTCAAATGTTTCATCGTCTGAAATTGATCTAATCCGGCTGAGTGCCGTTCTAATCGTTCGTTTTCTTGTTGTTCTGCGCCAAGGCTTGATAACGTGCCCAACAAAGTCGATGCCTCTATGGATTGGCTGCAATATTGTTTTTCTCGGGTTTAAATTTGCACCAAGTCGAAGTGGTAGCCATTCTGTAATTCGTCTTAATGCATCGTTTAGCCACTCGGCTGACTCATGAAGGATGATGAAGTCATCAACATATCTAACGTAATGCTTTGCGCCAATCTTGTGCTTGCAATATTGGTCAAGGGCATCAAGATAAACATTTGCAAAAAACTGACTGCTTAGATTTCCAATCGGTAACCCGCAGTGATCAGGCGCATTGAACAGGCTTTTATGAGGCGGCACAAGCGCAAGAGTCTTGCCGTTTCCTCTGACCTCCACATTTAAGCGAGGGTCGTGAAAAAGTATCGACTCTGTAAGATTCATCCACCAAGGCTCAATGACCCGCATCGCCAACTGCTCACGAAGTACGTTTTTATCAATCGCAACAAAGAAGTTGGATAAATCCATCTTTAGATAATGCGCCGACTTGCTCCAGTTCTGCGTAATAGATCGAACACTATGCTCAAGGCGCTCGGCTGCGTATAAGGTTCCTCTGGTTGGGATGCAAGCGCAACTATTCGCAATAAAACTCGCATAAAAGCGTGGGCTTATATGGTTGTAAAGCAGATGATGAACAACCCTATCCTTAAACTCAGCAGCCCAAACCTCTCTTGGCTTTGGCTGCGTGATTACGAAGCAAATTGATCGACTTGGCTGATATTTGCCAGAAATCAACTCTTCATATACGTCGCACAAGTTCCTTTCTAGATGATCTTCAAAAGCCCTGCAACTTGAGCTGTTGCGTTTGCTCTTTCTGCAATCTAGGTAGGCTTGCACGAGCTGGTCGAATGTTGGCAAGTTTGTTTCTGCGGACGAAACAGCAGCGGCGCTCGGAAGACTTGTTGTTGTTGTTCTGATTGCCGTTGTTGAAGTTCTGAATCCAAGCGTTGCTGTCTGAGTACTGCGTCTTTGTATGCTTTTCACATCGCCACGCCGAAGGTCTGAGCCGATCAACGTAGAAATTGCGCCAGACATACCGAGCGATTGTTCGGCAGTTTCTGTGGAGCGCATATCCGTAGCCTTTTGAGCTAGGGGCATAACCAGATTCAATGTACGCACGGGAATGAGGGCCTTGACCGTCATACAACAGGCGTGTTCTTGCTTGATTTCAACCAGCCACCACCTTGCTTACCAATTCCATCAAGCAATTGCACTGACTCAGCCCAAAGTTTTGTTGATACAAGTCTTGAGTCGTGACATACGCGCATGAGAACAGTCGTTGCGTGCTGCGTTTCAAGCAGTACCCGAATATGCTCTGCGCGTTGATGGCCTCTTGATGCATTTGCTAGTGCCATCAAATTAACCATTTCAGTGCAATGGCTCGTGATCTTCTCGCCTAATGAGCGCTTGAAGTCACGGCGCATTTGCGTTTGAACCTGAAAGGCCAACGAGACAAGCTCGCAGCCTTTTTTATAAATTGGAAGATCGGTGTGAAGCATATAAAGGATTAAAGGTTTAAAGGACTAATCTGCGGACGAAACAGCAGCGGCGCTCGGAAGACTTGCTGGTGTCGTTCTGATGGCCGTTGTCGAAGTACTGAATCCAAGCGTGGCTGTCTGAGTACTGCGTACTCGTCCAGTACCACGTATCTGCATCAAACTTGTCTTTCAGGTTTGCGTAGAGCAGGGCGCTTTCTTCTTTTGTTGGTACATGAAAGTCTTGGTGGCCATCGGCTGTGATTTCCTTTGAGGCATCAAGACTGTCTTTCCAATTTCGCTCTGTCTCTGTGATTTCGGTAAAAAGAATCAATGGGTAATCACGCTCACCGTTCAAGCCTCGGCACATACCTGCATAGATGCCGCCTTGACCTTGCCAGTATTCGCCGATTTGTGGGACTGCATGACTTGTTTCAATAGACTCTGATTCGCCAGTTTCTGGGCTGCGGAGCATTGCCTCGATGAAGGCACGGGCCACGCTTGATTGACCGTGGGTGATGTTGATGTTTACTGTTCCGATGTTCATAGTTTTCTTTCAATCGTTGTGATGTTGTTTGCGGTCTTTGAGCTGACCAACGGGGCCACCGTGGGGAGCCTTGCGCTCGATGCGCTGGCCTAGTACCACTGAGGGCTTGGTGAAGGCATCCTGTGCGCCTTGACGCATTGGGGTGGGGGTTGGTTTGTAGTGGCTCATGCAGTTACCTGCAATGATTTACGTGCCTCTAGCGCTTCATCTGACCAGCACCACAGTGCGTAGGCAACCGTTGCCTCTTTGCTTTCATGCGATGGTGCAAATGATGAAAGCCACGCACGGATAGCCCTTGTTGCCTTCAATGCATCAATGTCATCGCTTACTTCAATGCCGCCACCTTTGAAAAACAGGTCGGATGCCTTTTTCTCAAATGATCTTGGAATTTCTGGAAGATCGCGTCTGTCAAAGTACGCGCTGGCATTTGCACCAAACGCCAGTGCCATATCGTCAAACTCAGGTATTGGCCAAAAAGTTAAGCCGCGATTTGTGAGTTCAGGCGTTAGGTTGCTGGAATTGGTAGGCGTGGGAGTTAGTTCGGGTAGGGCGCTCACGGTGGCTCCATTACTTTCAAAGTTGCAGAAAAAAGCCCTCGGGGTGAGGGCTTGGGGTTAGGCGGCTTGCAGTTCGTATCGGGAGACGACAAAACTGAGAATCCGCTTTAGTTCTGACTCGCCTAACTTGTCGAGCCGTTCATTCAGTTCCTTGCGGATGGCTGAAATAGTGGGTACGCTACTGCTGGTGTTGGCTGAAAAGGCTGCTATTCCAGTACTTGCCACGCTTGTGAGCGTTGTAGTTACCGAAGATTGGGCGACTGCTGCCGATTGGGGCGCTGGCATGGCCTCTGGCTTTTTGCTTGATTCCTCAAGTAATGCCGAAGCCTTTGCAACATCAGCAGCAGCCTTATCTAGTTCGGCCTTTTGCAGAGCTAGAGAATCGGCCAACACCTTCTGCTCTGCGGCGACTCGCTCGTTTTCGATGCGCTGCGCCTCAACCTTTGCTGCCACCGCTTCGCTGCCTACAGCTTTCGCGTGAAGCTCCTGCATGGCCTGTAAAGTTGCCGACTTAGCGGCAGTTGCATCTGTTGAGAACTCAAAGAACACGTCTTGGTTGGTATCAATCAGTTTTACCTTTTCAATGCCAGTTGCAATTCGCTCGGCGCTGATGCCGTGGCATTTTTGGACAAACGCGTGAATGCTTGTGATCTTGTCCTGTAATGCCTGAATGCGCTCGGCCTCTATGCGATCACGCTCAAATTTTTCGGCTGCGCGTCTTGCTTCGTCTGCCTTGATCTGCTCGTCAATCGGCTTTTCAAGTTTGACGATTTCAACTGTTACGCGCTCGGCTTCGCTGTCAATTTTTTTACCAAGATCAAGCGCTGGAGCCTTGAGTTCTTTTCGCTTCTTCTCAAGACTTGTGCGGAGTGTCGTTAGATCAAGTCTGGCAGATCGCGCTTCTTTGTCGCCCTTTGTGGTGGTGCAGTCAAATACTACGTTTTCATATTTGCCACGCAGCACAGCCAGGGCTGCCTCCGTCTTCGAGTATTCAACAATCACCGTCTGGCCGTTAATTTCAGCCCTGTCTAAAACTTCTACTTGTTCCATTTCGATTCCTTAAAAATCAATTTCTTCAACTTGCAGGGAGGCTTCAACTTGCAGATCGTTGATTTGCGCCTTTCCTGATTCAATGTCTAGTCGCAGAGTTCTCTCGTAGCCATCTGCCATTGACTTGAAATCAATCAAGTCTTTTTCTAGTTCAAAGATGTAGTCGTCGTCACGCTTCAAAATTTTCAAAGTGAAGTCTCTTCCAATGTCGGCAAGGGGAGGGCAGTAGAGGCCAAAGTGCCAACGCTTACGCCCTGTAATCCAGAGACAGCCATATACCTGATCTAGAAATTCACCTATGTCGTCATTGATCAGAATCTCGCGCAAACCTTCTGGCGACACTAGGCACTTGTATTCACTACCCTCGTCATCACCAATCAACCCGTCTGCACTTGCTCCAAATACGCCATCGTCCGTGAGAACAAATCCGGCGCGTTCAACAATCACGGCGGCTTCTTCTTCGTGTCGTGATCTGGCTTTTGGCTCAAGCTCGTTGCCGCGCTTCATTTGCCATGTTGAAAACCCTTCGTCGAGAGGCTTCCCACCGATTCGCTCAATGGCGATTCGGAAAGCGTAGTTTTTGCTGGCATCAGTGAAGTCACCTTTACGTGGACCAACCTTTAGGCGTGACCTAGCAACCTTGAACATGGAGGCGGTAATGACTCCAGCGCGAGCCTTGTGCCATTCCTCGCTTCCTTGTTCGCATTCGACTATTCGCATTGGTTACTCCGCTTGCATAGTTGATTGAAGCGCCTCGTACTTGGCGGTTAGCTCTGCACGTTGCTTCGGGTCTGATACCTCACCGATCAAGTCAGCAGCCGAATCAAGCTGCTCGTGATTTTTTGCAGCTATGAGGCTTTCCATCACTTTCGCGTAGGTAATGACAACCTGCGAATCTTTAGGTGCCTTAACTTCGGCATCTATCGTTCGAGAGCTATCAACCTCTCGGGCTTTTGCAAGCATTGCTGCACGGTGAGGCTCAATAGTTGGTCGGTGGTTGCCTTCTGATGATTTAGGCAAACCGTTGAACCAAGGGCCAAACTCAGTCATACCTTTCGCAGCCTTTGCCCAACCTTCTTTTAGGAGCTGGTCTGCATCGACCTCTTTTGCACCCGAGCCAACCTCGTCCACATTGCCCATGTTGACGGGCGGCTTGAATGATTCAAGTTCGTCGGGTGTGTAGACACCAAGAATTACGTCAGGCGCATACAAACGCGCCCATCGTTTTTGAGCCAAGTATGCAAGCTGCTGCTTTGGGTCTTCTGTCCACAGCGTTGAATTTCGTGTACGCGCTTGCGTCATCAGCAACTCAAGCACTCGGGGTTCTGATTCACCCTTAATAGTTGCCCAAACTCGTACCCCTAGACCTTGTTCGTCTGAAATTTCCCATGCAGGGACGATGTACTCTTTGAAGTTCCCGTTGTCATCCTTTTTTGTTTTGGATGTAACTTTTTTGAACTTCCCAATAATCTTTTCCCAAGAGCCAAACCACTCAAAGTGAAAGCGATCTTTAACTGCCCCGCTGTTGTTGATTACCGCGCTCACTAGCTGAGCCTCATATCCAAGAACACCGCTTACTAGGAATGTTTTTTGCGCGACTGCAAATGGGTTCATCTGCCACGTTACAGATTGCATTACCACTGCAAGGCAGTCGCCGACGCTACCCTTAAAGTGATTTGGAACTGTTGATTTGGCGGTTGCCATCATGTTTGCCAATCGCTCCATCTTGTCGAGGCTTGCCGAGTCCATCATTAGAGATGCGCTACTCGTTGCCAAAACTGGAAGGCTATCTGCCGATTTAACGGCTAGGTCTGTATTTGTCATTTCGTTATCCAATCAAAAAATCAATAAATGCTGCAACCAGCACAAAAGCGAGGGCTTGTTCTGGTGTCATAGCAACCACCAGATCAAAGCAACCGCACAAAAAAACAATGGCTGCACGAAGCAACCATTTGTTAGGAACCTTTCGAGCGTGATGCTCGATGGTGTTGGGGGCGAAGTAGTGGGTCATTTGTCGTGCTTAATGCTGTGGGCGGCTTCGCATTGCTCAACTACAAAAGCGATTGCTTGCAGATAGTCGTTTGACCAGTCAAATTTCAGAACAGCCGACTCAGCAATTTCAAGTTTTTGCTCACCTGTCAACGGCTTCTGCGCTGGTTGTGGCTTTTCAGTTGTCAGCCAGTATTGACAGTTATTGAATTCGTAGTCTCTGGTGTCTTGTATCAATACGGCAGCGGTGTCTAATGAGTAATCAACATCAACCACAACACAAGGCAAGGCTACAAGCTCACCCTGATATTGCTTGGCTCCTGCTTCGCAAACACATACGCCACGCCATTCACCAGTTTGGTCGTGAACGTCGCCAGTGCCATCGCAGTATTCACACCGCTGCTCTTGCTTGGCTAGTGCCGCTTCTAAACGCTCGGCGGCACTGTTGTAGTTGCCTATCTTCATTTCCCCAAGCGCAAACCGCATCGTCTCTTTATCTGTCATTTGATTAACCTCACCGAAAGTTTGGTCACGCCCTGTGCGATCAGGCTATCCACAGCGTCCCACGAAGATTTAAACAATCCGGTGTAGCAACCGAGGCTGCTTTTAAGTTGGTAGGTCTTCATTCGTCACGCTCCAGTTGTTTGTCTGCACGTTCTTTGACGTACAGCTCTTTGATTTCATTGACTGCTTCGATTGCCTCGACATTCCCCTTGGCGGCGCAAAGGAAGAGGGCGCGTAGAAGGTGGTTTGCGTGTTCCTTGTCGCCCATCTGTTCGTAGATAAGCTCGCCAAACTCAAGAGGCCTATCGCCCGTCTTGATGTATTTGCCATTGATTCGCTCAATAACGGGAATCTCTGTTTCGGGCATCGGCGCTGCCATATCACAAGACTTGGCGATTCGCTCAAATTCAGTTTCGGCCTCTAGCTCAATTTCCTCGCGCTCTAGGTCTTCGTAGTCCCGCTTGTCGATCTGCGCTTGGTGGCGGTCGAGCTGTGCGGCGTAATGCGCGTCAAGTCCTTGCATGGCTAATCCGATTCAAAGGATTAAAGGTTTAAAGGACTAATCTGCGGACGAAACAGCAGCGGCGCTCGGAAGACTAGCTGTAGCCGTGCTGACTGCCGTAGCCGAAGTGCTGAAGCCAAGCGTCGCTGTCTGAGGACTGCTCACTTGACCAATACCAATCAGCTGCAAACTTCTCTTTGGCATTGGCAAACAGCAGACTCTGTGTCCGTCTATCAGGAAGGATGTAGCCAAGCTCTTTGGCTTTCTTCGTCGCATCGTGCCAGTTCAATTTGTACTCACCCTCAAGCAGTGCTACGTGGTGATCTGGCTGACCGTTCTTTCCAATCAGGATTCCGACATAAGTTTCGTTTGGCTTGAGGTTTTCTTTGATGAATTGGGCTTTTGACATAGATTTCCTTTTGGTTGAATTTGCAGCGCTTTGTTGCACCACCTGCCAGTCGTAGTGGTTGGGGTTTATCTGGACGGTTGAGGGACACTCAACAGACAAGAGGTGCAACAAAGCGTGTGCGTGAAAAAGCCCTCGCGGGGGAGGGCTTGGATTGAAGATGGTGTGCTGGAGTTGCATGCGCTTCTTGATGCAACCGCAAATCCAATCAAGTTGAGACACCATCGCAGAGTCGTGCTGGGTTTGACACCAGCTATTTCTGGTGCGGGATTTATGCCCCGCATTACCCACGGCTCGCTGAATTACTTGTTCAGTGCCTGAAATACTCAAACAAGAGCGCTCTCGTTTGATGCGTGTCATTCCACGCCGACGACTCTGTGATGGCTCTATTTCTAGAGCCATTTGCACACGTACTTGGTTATCAATACCCGCTAGGGCGTGTGTGCGTCCGACATAACCCGATCACTCGGTTTCGGAAAACTTGCCATCACATCGACACCAGCCTGAGCCAGTGCCTGTGATGATTTGCAGCGTTTCTTCTCTTGGTCGCTCCTACCTCAACACCGATCACGCCCGATGTGTACGCTTGCTGTCTGCTTGGTAGAGAACCGCAAGGGTCAGATTTTTAAAGGTCTTGACGGTGAGCCTGACAATGCACATTCACCCGTTTAGAGTGATTAGTGAAGTGGTTGAAGGCCTCGCATAAAGCAGCGGCTTTTATCTACTACTACATAGGGTGTCCAACAATCAACGGAGCTGAACCGCTGAACCCTTCACTAATCACTCTGTACCGTTGCAAAACTTTGTGCTGCGGAGCCTTTGCTCCTAAACCACCCTTTGCATCCTGTCGGGCTAGGCCACGTATCGCTTGGCCTTGGTTGTTTCGCTGTTTTGCTGCGATGGGTGAAATATAAACGGTAATCCGTTATCGGTCAAGCGTTATATTTGCCTTAATTTGCTCAAGCCTTGATGTCGGGGCGAAAAAAAACCCGCCGAAGCGGGATTTGGTTGTTATGACAGGTCAGAGGGCAAATTTATTCAAACCTAATGAGGGGCTTTTAGTTTGGCAGCCATGCGATTCAACAAAGCCTCTTCCCGAACCAGTAAGCATCATCAATTCGCATCACCACCACACCGTTCCTGATAATCAAGGCATCAGTTTTGTACCCGATATATCCACCATATGAATTTTTTGCATTCAAGGTGGCGCAAGTTAGATACCCATAGGTGTCTCCATCGAATCTTGACCCAAGAAAAAATGTGCTTGGGTATGTGATCCCCTTGTAAATCACCGACTCTGGGTCTTTAAGTCTTCGTGCGTAATGACTTTTTACGATCTGCTCGTAGTCATTTGGAAACTTTCCGTAATCTGCATTTGCAAGCGCTTCTTTTGATGGTGGCTGCAATGCGCACCCACTTAAAAGAAGTGCCGCCAACAAAACAGAGGCGAAGATAGATCGAACCATAAGAATCCCTTTTAAATAATTAAATTAATAAATTTACGAAAAAAGTTAATTTAAAACCCAAAAAAAACGAGCTGGTTACTTTCCTGCTCATTCTTTGACATTGGTCTAAACAAATAGACGTTTCGGGAGATTAACCCTTTTTCAAAAATTTTTCTTGGCTATTTTTAGTTAAGTGGGAAGTGTGTTCCGAGGGTTTGTTCGCTACCGAACAAAGCGTTTCAAGAATGACTTGTTTGATCGATTCGCGTGGATTGGCTACGAACATGGCCAACAGAGAGCCGAGTTCTTTGCGCTGCTCTTGATTTAGCTTTTCACAAGCATCCTCTATCGCATCTAACGCCACAGCCACCGTAGGTGAAGGGCGTTCAACACTTACGCTTCCGGCTTCGTAGTGCATTGGCCCCTCGCCAGTAGCGAGCCAAATCGGGCTTACGCCATAAGCAATTGCGTAAGCATGATTCTCAGCCGATCCATTACCTAGGCGCTCAGCAGTTGAGATAGTGCTTTGGCTAATGCCTGTTTTTTTTGAAGCAGCCTCCTGCGTTAGTCCCGCATTAGTTCTTGCTTGCTTCAGTCTTTTTCCGTATTCGGTAGCCATATCCGTACCTTACTAAAAACGGGTATCAAAAAACCGTTTGACGTAATAACGGATAACCGTTATAGTTTCGGTATGAGCTTCAAAAAAATCATTTCCGAACTTCAATCCTTCGGCGTTACACAGCCACAAATTGCCGCCGCCTGTGGGTGCGCTCAGGCAACTATCAGCGATTTGTCCACGGGCAAATCTACGGAGCCGAGATTCGCGCTTGGTCAAGCTATTCACGAGCTTCACAAAAAGTTCAGCAAGGCTTCTAAATCCAAAAAGGCGAGGGCTATCTAAATGTTCGAAGTCATCTCCCGCGACCACATTCGCAACCTCGCCCGTGCAGCTGCCGAAAGTGCAGCTATCGGTACGGGCGCTGTTGCTGTTAATCCGTATCCACCAATGAGCGATGCCCACGCGCATTTCGCCCATGACTTCCTTGAGGCTCAGAACGAGTTGATTGGCGAGTTGGTTGGCTGATTTCATAAATCAATCATCGTTTTTTTTGTCTATTTAAGCCACACAACAGCGCACAACCAAGTTGAGAGACTGCATGAACCAAGTATCAATACCAAACGAAGTTAAGCCAGAGGAAGTTATGCGCGAGAAGACTTTGGGCGGCTCCATCGAGCTTTGCGCGAAGGTAGCAGGGCATTCGCTGGACAAGACGTTGCAACAGGCTCTTGGAGTCGATAAGGCCCAGTTCAGTCGCTGGCACTCAGGCACCGAGGGCGTTGTATGGCCCAAGTTCATGGCGCTTATGGATGTGTGCGGAAACGATGCCCCATTGCTCTGGATGCTTCACCAGCGCGGATATGACCTGCACAGCGTTCGCAAGCTGGAAAGCGAGATCGAGAAGCAGAACAGATTGCTTAAAGAAGAAAACGCAGCACTTCGTCGAGTGATGTTAGGCGGCGGATCGTGAAAGCGATTGACTCAGTTCGCAAGTCACCCTGCGTTGCCTATGGGTGCATCAGCCTTAAGTCATGCGAAGTCAACAAGGTCGCGTGTGAACGCTTTTCTGAATATGTCAATAAAGGCACTTTGAACGTCTTTGCTGATGTTGTGCCAAAGCCTGAAATCTACAACCGAATTTTTAGTGGAGAGGAATAACTGTGAAACACATGCCGCCCCAAATAGTCGCCCCATCGTTGGCTCAGTTCATCGCATGGAAAACATCACAGAGAAATGCGCCCTTGGTGCAGGGTGCTATTGCTGAACAAACAGCGAAGGATTGATATGCAAATGTCTATGGAGTTCCAACCGTCACACCTCGCTCGTAAAAGTGACCCAGCGACAAGCCATGAGGCAGCAGCTCGGGCCAAAGAGTTTGGCAAGTCACAGCAACAGCTGATCTTGTCAGCGCTTCGCCGCTTTACAAAGGCTGGCGCAGAGCAGATCGCAGCAGTTACCAAGTTAGACGCTTACCAAGTACGCAAGCGAACCAGCGAGTTGAGCCGTGACGGACTAATTCGCACCACAGGTGACACGCGCAAGACCGCTTCTGGTCGTCCTGAGCGCGTTTGGGAGGCGGTGTGAATCGCGCCCTCAGTATCAATGGTTGCGCTGTTCTGCGTGCGCCTTTACTCAACAGAGCGCGCGGCTTTAATTTGTCCCGGAAGAGTGAACAAGTAGGTCAGCACGAACTTAGTCAATTCACGGGTGGATATAGCTTTCGCAATGAGTGCCTGTTTGCTCGCATCCACTTCACCCTCATGGGTGGCCTCGTTTCCATCGAGTCGAAGATGGTGAGCCCACTCTTTAAGGTCGTTCGTGAGCAGCCCCTTCTCAGCCATTCTGTCGATGCGTTTTTCAAGTTTCCATGCATCAATCTCTGGCGAGAGGTCTTTAAGACCCAGCTCAAGGGACTTTCTGAAAGATGTGGTTGCCATGCTTGGAGATATTTTCAGTATTTCACATCCCTCAATAAATGCGTTGCGTACTGCGTCCGGAAGGTGATCTGGTGCCTCAATCTTCTCAGGTGCTGGAACTATTTGAATCAAGCTATTTATTTGCAGCAAGTCGCCCAATTGCTGCGCAGGATTCGAGTTGCTGCTTCCCGCTGTAGTAACAAGAACCGCCATGCCGCAGTGGTTGCAAACATAGGTGGAGTGCCATATCTGTTGATTGATATGACTTCTAGCGGAAGTTCCATGGATAGAAAAGCCAGATTTCTTTGTTCCGCAATGTGGACAGTCGCAGGTAAGGGTTGCCATGAATAAGTCTCAAAAAATGATTGCCGAGTGCAATGAGCTTTATCAGCGTCGAATTTCAACGATGAGAACCGAGCAAGCCATGAAGCAGTTGCTGACGGATTTTAGGTCTGGTAGCGACCAGATAAAAGAGTCCATGTTTGCTTGCGTTGTGATGGCTCATGCGACTGCTCGCGCTAAAAGCGAATTACAGCAGGGGGTTATTGCATGACCACTCCAAATCCTGTGCCTTATGCCATTGACACCAAGTGCAAGGGATGGCGATTTGAGCTTGACATTGAACGCATCCAGCAATCTGACACATGGGCATTGGCTGCTCTTGATGTTCGCCCGTGGCTACTAATGGTGTGGACGACAGCATGGTCGCAAACCCCATGCGGAAGCCTCCCAAGCGAAGAAGAGATATTGATTGCCCGTCTTGGCATCACTAAAAAGTTCTTTGAAAAGAACAAATCAATCCTGTTGCGTGGGTGGTGGCTTGCTGATGATGGTCGCCTTTATCACGACACGATTGCAGAGAGCGTATTGCTGATGCTCGGCAAGCGCACATCTGAGGCTCAACGCAAGGCCGACTATCGAAAGATGAAGGACACAGAGAGACGCGACGAAGAGTCCCGCATGCTTGGGCAAATGTCCCACGGGACAGACGTAGGACAGACACCAGTGTCACATGGGAGCGCGACACCAGTACCAGTACCAGTACCAGTACCAGTAGATAAAGAAATAGCGCCGCGCAAGCGCAGCGCACCACCCGCTTCAATTGAAAAGCCGGAAGACGTTGATTCGCAGACATGGAGCGATTGGCTTCAACTCAGAAAATCAAAGTCCGCACCCGTGACTGCCACTGTGCTCAAAGGCGCAAGGGCTGAGTCTGTGAAGGCCGGAATGTCGCTTGAGGACTTTTTGCAGACATGGTGCCGCAGGGGTTCTCAGGGCTTGGATGCTTCGTGGCTGGTCAGTTCGACTGCCTCGCCGATGAAGGGCGATGTGATTCACACCACCGTTCCAAGTTCAAACGAGCCAGATCAGGCTCTCGAAAAAATTAAACGTGATGCTGAATTGGCCGTTCCGATGCCAGCTCACGTTCGTCAAAAGATTCAACAAATCACCACAGGGAGGGCTCATTGACATGCAAACCATGCAACGAAGCCAACAAACGAAAGCACTCGGGTCTGTACGCAATGACTTGCCTTCAATGCTGTGCGCGGCTGGTGTTAGCTACGACACCCGACAAGGCCAAGGCGAAGGCAATGCTGACCTGCATAGCCAGACACGAGGGCTCACCCTCACGCGAGGATGTTTTGAAGTGCGTAAGCCAGATGCAGACGAAACGCCTTTGAGTGAATCTGAGCAAGTCGTGGCAATGCGAGAAGGGTGGGCATCATGATTAAAAACACTTTCGCAGCAATCGGCGTGACGATTTGCGTACTTGCAATCCTTGGCTCATTTGGATTCGGTCACTTTCGGATTCTGTTTACCAACACACCAATTACCTGCATCGAGGTGGACTATGACTAAGCAGGTCTATTGCCTATCAACCGCCCACGTCCGTCAAAACGCTGCGCAAGCAGCTATGCAAGCGCCTGATGGCTGGTTTATGTCTTTGTTCGAAGGTGGGCGCACAGTGGAGCAAAACGCTGCACAGTGGCCTTACCTAGACGCATTCAGCAAGCAGCTTGAATGGCCCGTCAATGGTCAGATGGTAAAGATGCAGCCTGACGAGTGGAAAGATGTTCTAACCGCCGCATTCCAACGTGAGACAGCTCGTCTAGCAATGGGGCTGGATGGCGGCGTGGTGATGCTTGGGCAGCGCACAAGTCAGTTTGGCAAAAAGAAATTCAGCGAGTGGATTGAATTTTTGATTGCTACTGCTGCACTTCGCGGCGTGACCGTCTACCGTGATGAACGGATGGCTGCATGAAGCCCACCAAGCAGCACAAGTGCAAGCATTGCGGTACCGAGTACACAAAGGTTCGACCACTTCAAAAAGTCTGTGGCATCGAGTGCGCTAAGTCGCTGGCATTGCTCAAGTCATTTGATGACCGCAAGAAGGCAGAGGCCAAAACCCTAAAAGAGCGCAAAGAAGCAATCTTGACTCGCTCGGATTGGATGAAGAAGGCTCAAGTGGCTTTTAACCAGTTCATCCGTGCCCGTGACGCTAACCAGCCCTGCATTTCATGCGGGGTTCCGCTGGCGCGTGAGGCTCTGGGCGGCAGCTTCGATTGTGGTCACTATCGCTCAGTGGGTAGCGCTCCGCACCTTCGATTCCATGAAGACAACGCTCACGGACAGTGCAAAAAATGCAACCTGTACCTGTCTGGTAATGCTGTGGAGTACCGCCGTGGCCTGTTTACCCGCATCGGATTGACTCGCCTTGATTCGCTTGAATCTGACCAAGTGCTTAGAAAGTACACCAGCGAAGGGCTCAAGACCCTAACCGCCGAGTACCGATCAATGACAAAGCAACTAAAGGTCTCACATGGCCTTTGACGCATGGCAATACGGAAACCCAGAGCGGGTTCTAGAGCGCAAGCAGCAACAAGCACTCAACAAATCATGCGCTGACTGCAAACACAAATTGACGATGGAGTTTGCAATCGAGACGGTAAGCGTCTGCAACCTGACCAACCGAATCTGCTTCAAGCGTTGTAAAAGTTTTAAATTAAAGGTTAGCCAATGACAGCCACGAAACGAGTGCCCGATGATTTGAAACAAGCCGACCGACTTCTCTACCAATATGGGTGTTGGGCGCAAGACAGATACAAAAAGCAGCACTGCGCGTCCATCGAGCATAAGTACCGCGCACCGCCCATGTGGAGCGAAGATGAGCCAATGGAGCCGTTTATCGCAGACTTTCGCGCAATGGATGTTCAGCGCACATTGAACCTTGTGCCGATTCAATACCGCCGAGTGCTTCATGCGTCCTACATTCCTCAGCGCTTACCACCAGATGCAATTCGTCGGTCTTACAAACTATCACCAAGGACATGGGCAGAGACCTTCTTGGCTGGCGTTCGGATGTTTGACAACAACTGGCGATGCCACGGACCGACAGCAACAATGAACACAAGTGCGTGATTTAGATGTTTAGGGAGCTTTCTAGCCATTCGAAATCATCTTCTAGTAGCTCTGTAAAAAACTGGTTATTCCAAATAAATAGCCTTTTCCCTTCGAGAAGTAGATCGGCCAGAATTTCAATTTGGTGCAGAGTTTCTAGGCTTTTTAGCCTAAACAGCTTTTCCATGCCCGAATCGGAAAGACAGGGTAAGACTGAAAGGTAGCCACTTTTACACTTCATCATTTCGACCGCATCATTGAATTTCATACAAATAACCTTTATTGGGAAGTCGTCTAAATTTGCCATGCTTGTATCGAGATGAAAAGAATTTTTAAGATTCTTTGCTTTTATTGGGTAGGCGTTTAACGAATTGAAAAATCGCACCTATACTGAACGCCTCCCTGACACCGCGTCTTGTGCCTTCGATGCTTTGCGGCAGTCGAAGTGCGCCCGATAGAAAGCCCGAAGAATTAAAGCGCTTCGGGCTTTTGTGTTTCTGGAGCAAGCAGGGTAGAGCCTGACAAGCATTCCTGCTGAAAGCGCTGGAGCCAATACCCCCGCCCGATAGCAATGTCGCGGCGGGTTTTCTTTGGGTGACAGCCTAGACCACACCAAGCGCCCAACAGGGCAATGTGCAGTTTTGCATTCAAAGGTCTAGCCGCTGATACGTCAGCTTCCCAAATCTCCAAAGCTGCGCCACGATGCAAGTCACAAACAGAACCATTGAGAGCCTGATTCCCTATTGTCGGAATTCACGCACTCACTCAGATGCACAGGTAGCGCAGATCGCTTCCAGCATCAAAGAGTTCGGATGGACTAACCCTGTATTGGTCGATGGCGACAACGGCATCATTGCTGGTCATGGTCGCATCTTGGCAGCTCGTAAGCTCGGCCTGATTGAAGTCCCTTGCATTGAGCTGTCCCACATGACAGAGACGCAGAAACGCGCCTATGTGATCGCTGACAACCGATTGGCTGAAAACGCCGGATGGGATAACGAGTTGCTTGCACTTGAGCTTGGCGACTTGAAGGCAGAGGGCTTCGACCTTGACATGCTCGGCTTTGACATTGAAGAGCTAGGCGCATTGCTGGAGCCAGATGCCAAGGACGGACTGACCGATGAAGACTCAGCCCCCGAACTAAGCGACACGCCAATCTCACAGGCTGGCGATGTTTGGCTATGTGGCGACCATCGCGTGATGTGTGGCGATAGCACAAGCACAGCGGACGTTGAGCGTCTAATGGCTGGCTACAAGGCTGATCTGATCATCACCGACCCGCCGTACAACGTGGCCTATGAAGGCGGCACAGAGGAAAAGCTGACCATCAAGAACGACAGCATGAGCGCTGAATCGTTTTACCAATTCCTGTTTGCCGCCTACACAGCTATGTTCTTGGTCGCTAAGGACGGTGCTGGCCTTTATGTCTTCCACGCCGATAGCGAGGGAATGAACTTCCGCAAGGCAATGGTCGAGGCTGGCTTCAAGCTGGCTCAATGCTGCGTGTGGGTAAAGCAACAGTTCGTCATGGGCCGACAGGATTACCACTGGCAGCATGAGCCCGTCTTGTATGGATGGAAGGCAACAGCCGCCCACCGCTGGTACACAGACCGCAAGCAATCAACGGTATGGAACTTTGACCGACCACAGCGAAACGATGTTCACCCAACCATGAAGCCAATCGCGCTCATTGAGTACCCGTTACTCAACAGCAGCCGAGGTGGAGACGTGGTGCTTGACTTATTCGGCGGCTCTGGTTCAACCATGATCGCGTGTGAGAAGCACGGCAGATCGTCAAGGTTGATGGAGCTAGACGGTAAGTACTGCGATGTGATCGTGAAACGCTGGCAAGAATTCACAGGCGGTGACGCAACGCTAGAAGGTACTCAACAAACCTTCGCGTCATTAAGTAACGAAAGACACACACACTAGCTAAACCCTAGAGGTTGAGCATGAAGACCCCAAGCGAGAACGATGCACTAGCAATAAGACAGATCGCCCGAGGGATGCTCTTAACCAAACAAGGTGACAGGCTATCACCCAAGGCGAACATCACGGTAGCGGAACTAAGAACCGCAACCGCAGCACTTGCCACTGCTCAGAAGATGGAGAGGCGCTCTGCCATAGAGACAGAGGAATCAAGCCTCAACGATGCGAGGGCTTGGTTCATGCAAGACAAGACTCGAACACTCCAAGCCGCAGCAGACAGATTCGGAATTCGATTCGTAGTCGTAAGACGCAGGGCATCGGGTGAGGGATGGATGCACATTCGGAACAACCCACAAGAGGTTCCTGATGATCTATGAGAAGACCAAGCGCATCACAGGACGGAAGCTCCAAGCCATAAGGCAGGAAGTCCTGAGAGCCAACCCACTGTGCGTTAAGTGCAAAGCCAAGGGGATTGTCAGGATGACTAGAGAGGTTGACCACATCGTCCCTCTATATAAGGGCGGCAAGGAATCTCCAAGCAATAGACAAGGCCTGTGCACCGAGTGCCACAAAGAGAAGACGCAAGTAGACCTAGGGTCAAAGATTACAAGCGGCAGTGATGCCAAAGGGATGCCGACAAGACATGGACACCACTGGAACACATAGCGATAGACCTAGGGGGGTCAAAACTTCCTATCTAGCAGTCTACGGAAACCGCTTGTGACCATCAACGCAAACGCAAACACTAAAAATGAAGCAAAAACAAAAGCGAATTAGGGCATCTGACACGGCAAGTGGCGCGATTTCGGCAATGCTGGACGCTTCACTTGACCTGCCATCTGTGCCTAAACACGTCAAGTTGAGAGACGGAGATTTGCCCTTTTGGAATGATGTGCTACGCGCGCGTGCGCGAAGTGAGTGGAGCGATGCTGACTTGGTAGTGGCCGCACAGCTCGCTCGTTGCATGGCTGACATCGAGCGTGAGCAAGGTTTGCTTGATACCGAGGGAACGATTGTCGAAAACGATAGGGGCACGATGGTGACCAATCCAAGGTTTCGGGCGATCAACGAATTGAAGCAATCCCAACTGGCAACCTTTCGGGCGCTGACCATGAATGCAAACGCTAAGGCAGATTCAAGGGTTGTTGGCAATCGGCGCAGGACATTCAACGATGCCGTGACTGCCAAAGGTCAAGTACAGGATGAAGATGCCTTGCTTGCCTAAGCATGTCGAGGCTGCAATCTGGTCTGGCCCAAAGGTAAAAGTAAGAAACTGGCGAAAGTTAAAAGTTAAAAGTCTGACCCGTGCTGAACGGGCGATGAAGTTTTCCGAGACTTACCTTCTGGTTCCAGAGGGTGAGCTTGTTGGGAAACCTATTCGGCTTGATATTTTTCAAGAGGCTTTTTTCTATGCGGTGTACGACAACCCGCACCACACGCGAGAAGCCTATCTGTCGATGGCGCGTAAAAATGCCAAGACGGGAACGATTGCGATCATCTTGCTAGTTCACTTGGCGGGGCCAGAGGCGGTGATGAACTCCCGCATCATTTCTGGTGCGTTGAGCCGCGAACAGGCTTCCGAAGTTTTCAACTACGCAGCCAAGATGATTCGTCAATCTGAGACGCTAAGTCGCCTTTGTCGAATCGTTGACTCAGGTAGCAAGATCATTGGCGTGTCAAAAAACGTCGAATACAAGGCGCTGAGTGCTGATGCGAAGAACAACCACGGCAAAGGCCCTGTGTTGGCGATTCTTGATGAAACAGGCCAAGTGCGCGGCCCCAAGTCGGACTTTGTTGACTCGATCACAACCAGCCAGAGCTTGTATGAGCATCCGTTGCTAATCGCAATCAGTGTTCAGGCGGCAAACGATGGCGACATGTTCAGCATCTGGCTTGATGACGCAAAGAAGAATCAGCCCAAATCTACTGTTGCCCACGTTTACACAACGGATGAAAAAGCAGATTTAACGGACGAGAAAAGCTGGATTTATTCAAACCCAGCGCTCGGCAAGTTCAAAAGCCTGTCGGTCTTCAAAGATCAGGCAGACAAGGCAAAACGGATGCCCTCATTCGAGGCGACATTTAGAAACCTTGAGCTAAACCAGCGTGTTCAGTCAATCGCACCATTCGTGAGCAAAGAGGTGTGGCTGCTGAATGGCCACGAACCAGACCCACAGGCTTTTTACGAAGCCGAGGTTTATGCGGGACTCGACCTTTCAGGCAAGACCGACTTGACCTCATTCGTGATGGCTGCGTTTTGGCGGGGTAGGTGGCACGTTAGAGCCTACTTCTGGACTCCTGAAAAGGGTCTAGAGGATAGATCGAAGCGTGACAGAGCGCCTTATGACGTATGGGTGAAACAGGGCCATATCAAAACGACAGCAGGTGCAGCAATTGATTACGAGCATGTCGTGCAAGACATTGTTGATGCGATTGATGGCTGCAACATCGTAGCGATCAGCTACGACAGGTGGCGCATTGATCTATTTAAGCGAGAGCTGGAAAAGCTCGGTATCGAGTTGCCATTAGTTCCATTTGGTCAGGGCTTCAAAGACATGGGGCCAGCGCTGACCACGCTTGAGATTGCATTGCTCAACGAGCAAATCGCCCACGGCATGAATCCAGCTCTAACGATGTGCGCGGCAAATGCCGTGACCGAGAAGGATGCCGCTGACAACAGAAAGCTCACCAAATCAAAAAGTACAGGCCGCATTGATGGAATGGTGGCGCTTGCTATGGCGCTCGGCGCAGCTGGTAAAGAAGAGAAAGAAGATGATGAGGAATTCGTTTATGTCGGCATGTAGCGCTTTTTGGGCGAAAGTAAAAACGCCCGATGGCGTAGCCATGTCCGCAGGAATCATCGGCTTCTTTTCTCTGGTGACAGGCATTGCATTGGTCAGCATTCCCGCCTCGTTGATGGTCGCTGGCATTTTGCTCATGGGCTGGTCGGCAATGTTTGCTCGATCAATCGCTAACCACGGAGGCCGAGCGTAATGTTTACCTCTGGCATGTTTTCTGGCAGTGGTGCAACGTCACCAGCAGGGACGGGCGGTTGGATGGGGGCTTTTTCCTCAACAGGAAACCGAACCCGCGCAGGAATTAACGTCACACCCTCATCTGCTCTGGCAATCACGGCGGTTCAACGTGCCGTGTCGATCTTGGCTGAGTCATTCGCACAGCTTCCTTGTGGTGTCTACAAGCGAGGCGCTGGTGATTCAATCGAGCCTTTGAATGATCACCCTGTTTCGGCGCTGCTTAACTACGCGCCTAACGGTTGGATGACCCCGTTTGAGTTCAACGAGTTCAAGCAGATCAGCTTGGGGCTTCGCGGTAATGCGTTCTTCCTGATCATCCGTGACAAGAAATACCAAGTCAAAGAATTGCACCCGCTGCACCCAGATCGAGTGCAGATCATGGTCAGCCCGATTGACCGGATGCCTTACTACCGTGTCTTGCATTCAACTGTTGACCAGTTTCAGGGCATGTATTCAGCAAACGACATTCACCACGTTCGATGGATCTCGGATAACGGTTATGCGGGTTTGTCGCCAATTTCACTTCACGCAGAGGCTATTGGATTGGTCGCAGCGGTGGAGGAACATTCCAGCTCAGTGTTTGGCAATGGCACGAAGTTGAGTGGTATTTTGGAATACCCGCAAAAGATCACAGATGAAGAGACGCTCAAGAAGATTAAAAACGACTGGCGAGACATGCACTCCGGCTCGTCCAATGCCGGAAGCGTTGCGGTTCTTGCTGGCGGCGGTAAGTTTTCACCTTTGTCAATGTCGAATGAAGACGCCGAGCTGATTCTCACGAGAGGGTGGGGAGTTCGTGACGTTGCTCGAATCTTTGGTGTCCCTGCTCACATGCTTGGCGAGTCTTCACAAGTCAAAGCAAACACAGAACAACTAGCAATTGAGTTTGTCAGCTATGGCTTGATGCCTTGGATTAAAAGGCACGAAGAGGCCATTGAGCGCGATCTGCTCACGATGGATGAGCGCAAATCAGGTGTCTACGTGAAGTTTGACGTGTCAGGCTTGATTCGCGGTGATCTGAAAAGTCGATATGAGTCCTACGCGCTTGGAAAGCAATGGGGATTCTTGAGTACCAACGACATTCGTAAAAAGATAGATGAACCGCCTGTAGATGGTGGAAATCAGTACCTTGTGCCACTCAACATGGCAGACGGTAAAACGGGCGCACCAATCGGGCTACGTCCAGCACCAAAGAAAGAAAGTGACCAATGAAATATCAACACATCATGGGCGAGATTTTCAACAAGCCCATGCTTGCGACACCCGCGCTGATGTTCGACGCTGTTGTTTTTGCCAAAATCCACCTTGGTTTGAATGTTGCTGGTTTCAGCAAGGCTCAAATGGGCGTGTTTGATGATGATGACGGTGACGAATCAGATGAAGGCAGTGGTTACGCTGGTGGAATTGCCAACATCGCTGTGTATGGCCCATTGGTTGCACGTACTGGCAACTTGCAAATGTGTAGCCGAATGACTGCATACGAGTCAATCGCACAGCAATTTACAGCCGCAATCAATGACCCCGCCTGTTTGTCTATCGTTTTTGACCTAGATACACCAGGCGGCTCAGTTGCTGGCGCTTTCGATTTGGCTAATTTGATCTACGCAAATCGAGGCGTGAAGCCAATCCAAGCAATCGTCAACCACTCGGCCTACAGCGCTGGCTACCTGATCGCTTGCGCTTGCGACACGATCAGCGTTAGCGATACCGATGGTGTTGGCTCGATTGGTGTCTTGATGCAGCACATGGATTATTCCAAGATGCTTGACGAAGAGGGCATTAAGGTAACGACCCTCACTCGTGGCGACAACAAAGCAGATGGCAACCCCTCAGACCCATTGAGCGAACCCGCACTGGCAGAGTTCAACGCGCAGCTCGACATGTTCTATGCAATGTTCACTGGCTTTGTTGCAAAGGCTCGTAACTTGAGCGTTGATGCAGTCGTGGCAACTCAGGCTAAGTGCTTTTACGGTCAATCAGCAATCAATGCTGGCCTCGCAGATACATTGGAAACGCCATCACAAGCAATTCAGCGTGTGTTTGATGCGCAACCGAAGCCAGCCTTATTCGACCCGCTGATGCAACGTCGAATGAAAGCCAAATCGAAACTCGTAGAAGTTTCGTAACTACCAAACACAGAGAACTAGCCACCTTCGGGTGGTTTTTTTTCGTCCCTAACTTTTTGGTGCGTTCGCACAGAAAAGCAGTTGCCGCCTCTCTAGGCGGTTTTTTTATTTCCACAAGGAAAAATGATGAAGTTATCTGACTTGAAAAGCGAACGCGCACAACTTACCGCCGCCGCCAACCAACTTATCGGCAAGACCGATGCAACCGCCGAAGATTTCACCGCTGCCGAAGGCATGTTGGCAAAAATTGAAGTCTTGAAAGGCCAAATCTCTACATTAGAGAAATTGCAAGCAGAAGCTGCAAGCGCTGTTGTTGCCGCTCAGACCGCGCCAGTTTCATCTGTACATCATGCCGTTGCTCGTGACCACAAAGCTGAAAAAGAACACAACAAGAGCATCTTCGCTGGCATGGTTGGTTCTTTGGTGAAATTCCCCGGCAATCCATACGCAGCCGCTGAGTACGCCAAGAAAAACTTGGGCGCTATCGGTAACGAAGTGTCCATGTCATTGAACTCAAGCAGCTCTACTGGTGGTGCGATCTTGGTTCCTGCCAATACCGCATCTTCGGTGATCGAGCGCTTGACACCAAATGCTGTCGTCCGTTCGATGGGCGCTTTGACTTTGCCTTTGAATAACGGCAATTTGAAACTGCCAAGCATTTCAGGCGGCGCATCTGCTGGTTACATTGGTCGTGAAGCTGATGCAACCGTGAGCCAGAATACCTTTGGCGGCGTTCAGTTGACCGCCAAAAAATTGGCCGCCTTAGTGCCAATTTCTAATGACTTGATTCGCTTCGCTGGTACTGACCAGCGTGTTGATTCGTTGATCGTTGAAGACACCGCAGTAAGCATGGCAACCGCCGAAGACCAAGCATTCATCCGTGGTGATGGCACAAACAATACACCCACAGGCTTGCGTACTTGGTTGCCAGCTGCCAACTTGATCACGGCAACAAACGTGAGCTTATTGACAGGCGCTGCGCTTATTCAAGCAATCACAGCTGATGCTGGCAAGGCAATCTTGGCTTTGCGCCGTGCCAATGTGAAGTTGACGAATGCTGGCTGGTTGATGCACCCTGACACCTTCCAGTTCCTGTCTGACTTGATCACCACAACTGGTGTAAAGGTCTTCCCTGAATTGTCAGATGGCAAGTTCCGCGGCTTCCCAATCGGTGTGACCACTCAAATCCCAACCAACTTGACATTGTCTGGTTCTGGCGCTGCTGGTAACGGCTCTGAGCTGTACTTTGTCGACTTCGCTCAGATGGTGATCGGTGAGTCGATGAGCATGCAAGTCGCAGTGTCTACCGAAGCAACCTACACAGTTGGCGGCATTTCTGTCAATGCGTTCCAGCGCGACGAAACATTGATTCGCGTCATCACAGAAAACGATTTCGGCCCACGCCATGCCGAAGCCATTGCTGTGTTGAACGGCATCACTTGGTATCGCTAATCACCTCTGAGTGATTGAAACGGGCGGGGCGCTTTACAAGTTGCCCCGCCTTTCTTTTTGTGAAACAGGGAATCCCAAATGAAACACGTCCGAATTTTGAAGCACACACATGGTTTGAATCCAACTGAAGAAGCTGGTTTTGAAGATGCGGTTGCTGATGCGCTGGTTGAAAGTGGTCACGCTGAAATCTTTGATTTCAAACTGCCAAAACTGAGCAAGAAAGAACTTGAGCAAGCTGCTGCCGCTGCTGCCGCACAAAAAGCTGACGAAGACAAGTTAGCTGCCGAACAAGCAGCTGCCGAGCAAGTAGCTAATCAAGCCGCTCAAAACGCTAATCAAGGTAAGTAATGGCCGTCCTGCTGAATTACCTCACGCAAGCTGATTTCGGCTCTGGCGTTAGCGCTACTTTTGAGCCAGTTTCGCTCGAAACAGTGCTGTCCCATCTCCGTATTGAGTCTGATGCGGGTGATTCAGCATTCATCGAGTCGGTGATCATTCCATCGGCTCGTCAATTGGCAGAGAGAAAAAGCGGCTCTGCAATCCGTCCCGCTAGATACAAACAAACTCTGTCGGCATTCCCTCGCCACGAACGTGACCGAGTGAGTGGTGCATTGTCCTTTGCTCCGTTTAGCCGAGCAAGCAAGAGCCTACCGATCAAGTTTGCCCACGGCCTGATCAATTCGGTTGATTCCGTGACCTACATCGACGCGCAGGGCGTAACCCAAACGCTTGATGTGTCAAAGCTCAACATCGTGGTGGTCGATTCTGCAAACGTCGAACTGAGCCTGAGTGCTGGTGCGTACTGGCCTCATACCGCAGACGTTGCCAATGCTGTGACCATCATTTATCGAGCAGGAATGCTGCCCGATGACTTTGCGTCATTTTTCCCAAGCGTTATCCACTGGATATTGCTGGCCTGTGGTTGGGCTTATGAAAACCGAGAAATGTTCCTGATTGGCAAGACTGCCGCAATCGAAATGCCAGCGAGTTACGTCGACACGCTGCTTGACCCAATAACTGTTTCCCCAAGATTTTAAAAAGCCGAGGCCTGAATGACACAAATTCCAATGCATACCGTAATCGGTACCGATGCGAACGGCAACCCCGTATTCCGTGAAGTCGTTTCCGTTGTTGGCCTTTCTGGCGACTCAATCGGCGGCAGTTCAGGCGGTGGCGCGTCCCCGTCTACCAACTTCACGACAAAGTTTCGCGAGGCTTTTCAGGCGCTAGACACGACCGATGTTTGGTCCATGGACAAATCAAGCGGAGACCTTGTTTTTGTTGATGGAAATGCGGCAGGTGCCAGCTACCTAGTTATTAGCCTTGACCCGCTCGCCGCTGGCACCATTACATCCATCGAAACGCGCGCTGCATTTGAAATGCCGATTGAGGCGGCGTTTGGCTTGCACATGAGTCAACGGATGGTGGGCCAAGAAATTGCAGTGGAAATGGTTTCCACGGATGCGCCGATGGTTGAAGAGCCCGACGCATCTATTGCATCAATCTCGCAAACCGCAGCAGTGCTGACTGTGAACACATTAGCACCTCACGGCCTGAAGCCCGGCATGAGATTTGGGGTAGTCGGATGTGCGGACAGCCGAATGAATTACCCAGCGCTTGTTGTTGCTACTGCACCCACTGAAAAGCAGATCACGGCTACAGCAGGGCCTGCTGGGAACCTTCCGGCGGTAACTGCTGGCCCTTTTACGAGCGGCGCAATTTTCCAGCGCTCGGCCCTTGGTTTGGCGACCGATGGCGCATCGATGATTTTTGAGAATGCTATTGCTACCAATGCCAGCTTCTACGTGCGCGGCGAAAGCGGCGATGCGCTGCCGAGCGGTACGCTGGTCGGGGCACATTCGACGACTATTGCTACCACGGCATCCGTGCAGGCCGTGAATGCGGCACTAACCTATGCGTTTCAGCCCACATCCGAATTCAAGCTCACCGCCTTTGTCGATGCGGTTCAGTGGTCTGATATGCCCGTTGACACATTGACTGCATCTACCAGCCGAAGTAAGCGCACGCAAGTAGTTCCAAACCCCGACAAGCTTTACAAAATCCGCATTCGTGCGACAAACAACAAATCGTTCGGCATCCCAGTGGGTCAAATTGTCAGTGTCGTTAAAACAGGTACCACCACAGCAACTGTCAACTTTGATCGCCCTCATGGGCTGAAAACCTCAGATCAAATTGCCGCATATGGAGTACGAGATACGGTAAATTTCCCTAACTTGGGCGTGGTTACAGCAATATCCTCAATCGTTAACTCGACGTCAATTACGGTAGTTTGGGGCGGCGCGGCTACAGCAACTAGTTATGGTGGATTCTTGATGCGCGTGAATGCTGGCAACTTGTATGCAGCTGCGGGCTCACTTGGTCAAGTTATTCAAAGTGCATCGATTACATCTAGTGTGCTTAAGCTAACTGGAAGCGCTGCGTGGGCGGCTTTGCAAATTGGTGATCTTGTAAACACGATTGGCATTCGTAACATCATTGATGGAAGCGCTCTTGGGATTGATGGTGCTTGGCGCATTCGGAATATTGTTACTACCGGCCTAGAGCTTGAACCGGTTGGATGGGCTCCGCCATCAAACATGGTGACCACCAATTGCGGCGGCTCCGTCCTAAAACGTACTGACTTGCGCGTGAGCTACGTTCGTGCACTTGCATTTGAGCGCTCGCGTGTTGAGATCATGGCTCGGCCAACGGGTGATGTTGCACAGGCATTGCCAGTGAGCATTCAGGGCGGCGCTAGTGCGGTCACTCAAGGTGGGGCTTGGTCTTTAACAACAGCGGGAACTGTATATCCAGCAATCCCACAAACCCCGTACTTTTTGAACTCAGCAGCCACTACAAATGGAACTCTCGTAGCAGCTACGACCAGTGGATTGCAGGCATTTTATGCAAGCAACATGGGTGCATCTATAGCCTACGTAAAGCTCTACAACAAAGCTACAGCACCAATCGTAGGTACTGATATTCCTGAAATGATCATTCCTGTTCCTGCCGCAGTTGCTGGGGTGCCTGGTGTAGTTGAAATTGCACAAGGATTCATGGGATATCGATTTGTGCTTGGGCTTGGATTAGCAATCACAGGTGGTGTTGCAGATACTGACACTACTGCCGTTGCAGCGGGTCAAGTAAAGGTCAAGTTGTCGCGCGGAGTGTGATCGGCCTCCATCAATAGTGACAAATCAATAAATTAAAAATTTGAAAGAGTAAATATGACAAGCAACTACGACACCAGAGATCATAAAGTCTATAAGCGTATTGAGCGTATTGAAATCCAATATCCTGCAAGTGGCTTGCCGACTGTAATTTATACAGAACGAAGTGCAGCCGTGCTTGATGGGCAAGTTAGATTTCTTGATAGCGAAGCCACTCCATTTAACTTGGAAATAAATTCGCATGAATTTGATGGCCGCATTCAACTAGTAAATCCATCTACGGGTGAGCCTATTGAAGGTCAAACAACATCAATTCAAGAATTACTTATGGGCATTACTGCAATTATTCGTACCGATCAAATTCGTCGCGATATGAAAAATTAACTTTAGTGAGGCTTGTAAGTAAAAGATAGATAAAAAAATATGAGGCTAAAAATTACAAAGGATGGCCTGAAGCATGCATATGAAATATCGAATTGCAACGCTCTTTGGGTCTAGGCCAAAGATTATTTACAGAGCCTTTGTTTCAAGCGTTCCAGCTCGGCTGTGCGGCTTCATCACCATTCCTTTTGTGGGCTCTACAAGCGGAGCCTACCAAGTTACAGATATGTGGTCGCTCACAAAAGCGGTGGCAATGTACTCAACTCTGGGATTCTTTTGGGCGCTACTCGTAGAGGCTAATTGGCATCACATTCAACGATTCTTTGGGGTTAAAAAATGAACTACGCAGAGGCGAGAAGCCTAATCAATTCAGGCGACCCAATCGGCGTTGAGTTCAATACTCCGCTGGCATTTTTGGTTCGTATCGGCCAGCGCATTGCTGGATTACCCATAGAGACGCGAAACATCACGCACACATGCACCGCATGGTGGGTGGAAGGGCGCTTGTACTCAGTCGAGATGGATGGAATGCACAACGTGCTTCGCCCCATGTCTCAGATCGTTGCCAAAGCAGCCGCGCTTCATGTCTATGAATGCCCCGTGCCACTCAAGGCCATGCAAGACACGTTCGACATGGCGACATCAAACCCAATCAGCTATCCCATCCTCGACTTGGTGCGCATCGGTTTGCGCCTCGCGCTTGGTATTCCTAACGGCGGCGATGGCGATAAATCTCTGGTTTGCTCCACATTCACCGCTCGATGGCTTGAGTGGGCAGGCTGGATACGCCCCGAATCAATGCCAAACATGCCTAGCCCCGCAGAGGTTGTTGCGCCATTCAATCTCAAATTCATTTTGAAGGACTGACCCATGTGGAAGAAATTTTCAGTGGCTCTGTCGATTCTGGGCGGCGCTAAACCATCACTCGCGGCCTCGGTTGTTGTTGGTGCCGTTGTCGCTTCGTCAACTGGCTACCACATCGACCCAATACAGGCCGCAATTTGCATCGGCGGCATGGTTGTAGTCACCGCCTACTCAAAGCCTGAAACACGGCTTGCAACGGCTGCAAACCTAATCATCTCGCTGTTTTTGGGAATGATAGTCGCAGAGCCTGCCGCCGCCTACGCAACAGCCAAGCTATCCGCTGAGATTCATCCGCGCTTAGTGGCTGGCATTCTTGCTGGCGGCTGGCCTTGGATTGTTTCGTTTGGTGGAACCTTCCTAAAGAGCAAACTGGACAAGGGGAGTGCGTAATGGACTCAATTGCTTTGACCACAGAATACCGCGCGTTTGCGGCGCTGGTCGGTATTGCTGCACTGATTCACTTTGCTTGCATGGCTAATTACCTGATTGGCAAAAAGGCACATTGTCTGGTTTGGATTCTAGGCTTTGGGTCATCAAGCGGTGGCGTGATGGCAATGTTTGCACTGCTAAACGATGTTGAGGTGGTGTTCATTTGTTCGCTTTGCCTATGCACTGCAATGTTCGTGCTGATTTTCTGGCTGTGGCATCACGGCTTCAAGATTTGCGAGTTTGTGAATAACGGGAAATCAACGTCATGAAACTTTCACAACACTTCACGCTTGAAGAATTCACCCACAGCCCTACGGCTGACGAGCTTCACATTGACAACTCGCTACCCGAGCACTTGCTTGACGCAGCATTTGAGCAAGCGAAGTTCATGGAGGGCATTCGCTCTGCACTCAGCGAGAAGGCTGGCAAGGATGTGCCGATTGATACCTCCAGTGGTTACCGATGCTCAGAACTCAATGCGGCTGTGGGCAGCAAGCCAAACGGCGACCACCCCATGATGTGCGCCTGTGACTTTGAGGCTCCAGCCTTTGGCACTCCGTACCAAATTGCAAAGTTCTTGGCCCCGATGGTCAATGAGCTGGGCATTGGCCAATTGATCTACGAAGGCAACAAGCAGGGCGCTCGATGGGTTCATGCATCACGCCGACCCACTCAAAAGATCGTAAATCGTGTCATCACTATTTCACCCGCTGGCACAGCGCTAGGTATTCAGGAGGTCGCATGACAGTTCAAACACGAATCATTGCGGCACTGGTCTGCGCCATCACTCTAGCTGGCCTCGGCATCAGCCTCTATGAGGTTGGCAAGTCCGATGGCTACCACCAGCGTGACATTGAGGCCAAAGCCGAAAACGAGGCTGTGGCAGTCGCAGCGCTGGCAACCCAAACAAAACAATCCGAGCAACTCATAAAGGCAATCAATGTTCGCACCGATAAAACGCAATCTAATCATGCCGATTCTGTTCGCGCTGACACTGAGCGAAATCGGGTGCGCCTCACCTTCGGTTCCATTGGTTCCGGCCTTCAACTCCCCGCCGCCACCTACACCGACGACCAAGCAGCCGAGCGAAAGTTACTCGACGCAATTGGAATCGCTGTTGATAAATTTGCAGAAGGAGTTGAGCGCATTGCAATCGAGGCCGATGGCCATGCCGCCGACTCGCTGACTTATCAGCATGGGTGGCCCAAGTGAGGGCTGGTGATCTTCGCCACAGGGCAAAGCTACAGCAGCAGGTCGACACTCAAGATTCATTCGGTCAGGCAGTTCAAACATGGACTACGCTAGCAACTATCTGGTGCCAGATTAGTCCGCTGTCAGGGCGTGAGTCGTTGATTGCTCAACAGGTTCAGTCTGAAATCACGCATCAAATCATTTGCCGTTATCGGCCTGAGTTTGGAGCCCCTAAAACTGTGGCAACTTACAGGCTACTCTTTGGCACTCGGGTGTTCAACATCACTTCAAGCGTAAACAAAGACGAACGGAATCGTGAAATCACACTAATTGCAACCGAGGGTCTGACCGATGGCTGAACTTAAAAGCATCGAAGGCTTGAAAGAGCTTCAAGCAGCGATGCGGCAACTGCCTCGGAACATTGGTCGCAATGTGTTGAGGGGGGCTGTGAATGCCGGTGCTTCACTCATTCGGAATGAGGTTAGAGACAACGCCCCCATTTATGAGGGTAAGCCACAGGCAGGACATGCACCTGCTGGTGCGCTTAGACGGGCCGTCTATCAAAAGCAAATTCGTGAAGCATCTTCTTGGTTCAAGCAGGTGTTTTATGTCAGCGTCAGAAGTGGCAAAAGTCAGCAAAAAAAAGGGCTAGATGCTTACTACTGGCGGTTTGTTGAATTTGGCACAAAGAAGATGGCAGCGAGGCCGTTTCTTCGACCCGCTTTTGAGTCCAAGAAATACGAGGCAGCAGAGGCAATCAAGCAATATCTTGCAAGACGAATACCGGTTGAAGCTGAAAAACTTAGGCGCAAAAAATGACCATTCAAGAACAACTACAAGCGCTGATCGCAACAGCGACAACGGCTTCCGTATTCCCCATAGTCGCAACGCAAGACGCGCCTTATCCGCATATCACGTACCAACGCATTTCCTCAAGGAACGAAAACGTGATGGATGGGAATGGGTCAACGCCGATTAGTAACTGTCGGATGCAGATCGATGTGTGGGCGAAAACCTACGCACAAGCTCAGGCATTGAATGATCATGTCGCTACAGCGATGAAAGGCTGGTCTGTGCAAAACGTACAGATCAGCTCACGCGACCTCTACGAATCGGATGTGAAGATTTATCGAATGTCAATGGATTACTCAATCTGGTACTACTAACAACACAAGCCGCCTAAACAGCGGCTTTTTTACTTCCCCAACCAAACCCCGCCTTGTGCGGGTTTTTTTATTTCAGAAAGCTAATCATGTCATCTTCTGCAATCAGCGCACAAGGCTCAGTTCTCTCCATCGGTACAGGTTCAGGCGCTGCCAAAAATATCACCGCCATTCAACTTGGCAACCCCACAATCATCACGGCAGCAGCACACGGCTTCAATGCCGGCGATGTACTCTCAATTGCCGGACTCACTGGCGCAGATGCCGCGCTGTTGAACGGCCAACGACTGACAGTGCGTAACGTGACAACCAACACGTTCGCGGTGAACATCGACACCATTGGAAAAACAATTGTGGCTGCTGGCAATGCAACGCCCGTTACTTTCGCGCCAATCGGCAATATGAAGGACTTCTCAGGCTTCGATGGTGCAGCATCCGAAATTGATGTGACGAACCTTGACAGTACAGCTAAAGAGTTCCGCTTGGGCTTGGTCGACCCAGGTCAATTCACGATCAACATTGATTACGACAGCGCGAATTCAGGCCATATCGCACTACGTGAAAAACAAGTCTCTGGCATTTTGTCTAGTTTCAAACTGACATTACCAAATGCTCAAGTTGTTACCTTCACTGGCTTCGTTAAGAAGTTCAGCTTGGCTGGCGGTGTTGATGCCGTGGCTAAAACATCTGTTGATATTCGCATCAGCGGCGCTGTGTCCGGTCTGTAATCTAAGGAGAAAACAATGGCACTTACTAAAGATCAAATCTTGGAATGCTCCGATCTTAAAAATATCGAGGTCGATGTTCCGGAGTGGGGCGGCTCTGTTCTTGTTCGCACAATGACAGGCGCAGATCGTGCGTCTTTCGAAGAAAGCATGGTTGACATTCAACCAGATGGCTCACGCAAGGCAAATGTCTCAAACCTTCGACTGAAGCTAGTTGCACTCACAGTGGTTGACGATGCTGGCAATCGAATGTTTGGCATTGACGACATCGAGCGGTTAGGCCTCAAATCGTCCGCTGCGATTGAGCGAGTATTCGATGCCGCCCAACGCATTAATGGAATGACCTCTGATAGCAAGGCCCAAGCAGCAAAAAACTCCGAGAGCGCCCAGAGCGGCGCTTCTACTTCCGACTAGCACTCGCTCTTGGAAAGACAGTCCGTCAGTTACTGAGCGAAATTGACAGCGCAGAGCTGACGGAGTGGATGGCCTTTGAGGAGGTTGAGCCTTTTGGTGAGGCTGCGGCAGATCAGCGGCATGGGATTCTTTCCTCTGTGCTTGCCAACGTCAACAGGGACGCAAAAAAGAAGCCCGACCCATACAGGGCAGAGGACTTCATATATTGGCACCCGTCACACTGGCCTGAAAACAAGCAGACATTTGTTCCACAAACAACGCCCGAATTGCAGTCTGAATTGATAAAACAGTCCATATTCAAAGGATTAACGTTTTTTAAGTGAGCCAACAAGTGATAGCTTCCGCATTAAAAAAAATCCCAAGGATTTTGTTTCAGGTTTATGTCTTCATTCTTGAGGTCGTTAGTAAGGTCTTGATCTGGCTTGGGAATAGGTCAAGATTTGAGATTTTTCTAATTTTGATTGGGGTGGTGTTGGTCATTAGCTCTTCCGGCGGCTCAAAGTCTTCGCCTACAAACCAGTCAAATCAGCATCAAGGCGTCGTTGTTCTTGACCCAAATAGAGAGTACACACCGCCAAAGGCGTGGAATGTCTATACGCGTGATGACGATATGAGTGGAAAAGAAATCGTTTTTGCGGACAGTCAAAGCCTTAATAAGAATAATCTTCATTGGCCTTACGGAGCTGGTATTTCTGGGGAGTTGACACTCAGAAAGCATCCAAGACATGGGAAAAGTGTGCTCATATCTATTGATGAAGGCCAAATCCTGTGTCCAAGTTACGACGGATGCTCTGTGTTGATTAGGTTTGACGATAGGCCGCCAATTCGGTTTAGTGCAGGAAAACCATCGGATGGTAGTTCTACTACTTTGTTCATTCATGGATATGAACAAATAGTCAAAGAAATCAAAAAATCAAGGACCATGAGGATTGAGCTGCCGCTTTATCAAGATGGCAATAAATCATGGGTTTTTGACGTGAGCGACTTAGATTTTTAACTACAGATTGCCGTGAATGAAATTACAAACGCTAGTAAAAGGAAGTGTGCCGCCAAAGCGCCACCACCACCAAGACCATGAATACAGATCGCCATACAACCTTATTTTCAATACGGTACGCAATACGATTGCATGATCGTAGATCAGCTCTTTGGGGGAGGGCTGCTTCATTTCTTAAATTCATGTCGATTCTCAGCGGCTCGGCATCAATCATGTCCGTTGTTGGTAGTCACCCCGATACTGCAACAGCCTTGGGGTTGATATTTGCATTATTTCAAGCCCTTGAATACACCCTCAGTCCAAATGAAAAGATGTATGAATCTCTCGCGCAGCGCAGGGGGTATGCGGGTCTATATGCCAATAGTCAACATCTTTCAGATGATGAGCTCTCCACCTGCTACTTGAAGCTGGTTTCCGAAGATGAGACGAAGATTTCTATTGCCATCAAAGAGCTCGCTTACAACGATGTTGTGAAAGAGCAGGGACTTGACGAGTCGTATTGCTATCCAGCGAAACATTCTTTAAGGCAGCACTTCGAGTTCACATGAATTGACTTGCAGCTTGCGGCATTTGTGCTAAAGTCCATTTGTCACCTTTTCGGGTGATCGAGTTTGGAAGCTCGTTTGGAGCGGTGTAAGGCCGCTAACTTGCTAGTTTTGCGGCTTTTTTCACATCTTGGCGCGTCCAGTTTACGGTGGGCCGAAATGGGGGAGCCGCAAGGTTCGCCGGTGCTCCATCGGTCTTCCAACCTCGTTTCGGTCTGCCACCCCATTTGGAAGTGGGTGGCGGTTCAACACCGCAATGGAGCGCAAAATGTCATCTACTACTACCCATGCAACCTTTTCTGAAAACGTCTTTCGTTTTGGAGATAGCGCTATTCGCGTGATTCTTAAAAATGGGAGCCCTTGGTTCGTCTCTGGGGATATTTGCGAAGCCCTTGGCTATGCAAATCCACGAAAGGCAGTCGCCGACCATCTTGATGATGATGAAAGGGGTGTAACGATTAGTGACACCCTTGGTGGAAAGCAAAAACTGACCATCATCAACGAGTCCGGCCTGTACGCCCTAGTGCTCCGCAGTAGAAAGCCAGAGGCCAGAAAGTTTGCAAAGTGGGTGACGGGGGAGGTCTTGCCATCCATTCGCAAAACTGGAAGTTACGCAGTCGAGCAAAAATATCAACCGCCGAAACCGCGCCGCTGGTGTGTATGCCTTGATTCAAGCGGTGAGCAGATGATCAAAGAGCTAACAGATGACTGTTATGTAATGACTGGCTCTGAGATTGCTAACGCTATCAAGATGCAAGAAATTTGCCTAAATGACGTGATTGCAATCGCTGGTGCGGCAAATGGCGCTTTGTTTCGACAGGCAATTCGGATTAAAACTAGAACCCCAAGTGAAGCCGAAAAGGTGAGAGCTAGCCTCAAACACTTTACATTGGCTGAGCTTTGCGACATAGGTGCAGAGGCCTACTCGCAGATTTCAGAAGACATACACAAGGCATCAAAAGCAATTGGTGCATAAATAAATCAGATCAACACAAACCCGCTTCGGCGGGTTTTTTATTGGGGAAATGAAAATGTCAGGTGCATTAGGTGATCTGGTTATCTCGCTAGAAGGGAACATTGCGCAATTCACATCGTCAATGGACAAGGCCGCTTATATCGCTGAAAAGCGCATGAAAGAGGTTGACGCTGCTCTCGGTCTAGTCAAGAGTTCGCTAGGCGTGCTTGGCCTGTCGATGGCTTCGTTTGCAACATTTGAGGCTGTTAGATCAAAGATTGAAGGTGTCATTGAATCATCTGCTGATCTTTATCAGGTGGCAGAGCGAACGGGGGTGACAGTCGAGGCGCTGTCTGGCCTTGCATCTGTTGCGAAGTTATCTGGCACAGACACCGAAACCCTCGCCACTGGTTTGCAAAAACTCAGCAAGTCAATGATTGATGCTGAAAATGGCGGCAAGAAAACGGGTGGGTCGTTTGAGGCTATTGGGCTTTCCGTCCAGTCATTGAAAAGTCAAAAACCAGAAGATGCGTTTCTAGCGATAGCTAAGTCGTTGCAGAACTACCAAGACGGTGCCGAGAAGGTTGTTGTAATGCAAAATCTATTCGGCAAGGCGGGTGCCAACCTGATTCCAGTTATGAATGACTTGGCTGAAGTTGGAGAGTTTCAGACAAAGATTACGACAGAGCAAGCATTCGAGGCCGATCAGTATGACAAGACATTAAAACGTCTTCAGTTGACGAATAACGAACTATTTAAGACGGTTGGCTTGGAGTTAATTCCTGTCTTAAATACATTCTCACAATCTATGCTCGATGCACAGAAAGAGGGTAGCGATCTAAAGAAAGCACTTGATGGTCTAGCTGAAGACGGTTCAATTCAGAGCTGGGCAGAAAACGCAGCCATTGCTGCGACCATGATTGTTGAATCGTTCATTGGAATAATCAAAACTGTCCGTGCTGTTGGTGGGAGTTTTCAGGCAGTAGGTGCTGATATTTCATTCTTGGGTGATGTTGCAAATATTGCAAATCCATTCAAAGGCGATGATCAAGTTAAGTCGCTAGAACAAGCCCTTTCTGATAGAAATAGAGTTGTAGAAGAATCTAATGCACGATACGCAGAGCTATGGGACTACAACGGCGCAAAGGTAAGCGACAGCTTAAAAAAGAACTTCGAAACAAACAGGGTCATACGAGAAACTGCTGCTTCAAAAAATCAAGAGGATATGGGAAACCTCAGATTGTTTGGCTTTGCTCCAGATGAAGATAAAACCCCAAAGTCAAAAATAAATACAGGCGGCTTTGGCAGCGAGTCAGACAAAGAAGCAAAAAAGATGCTCGAAGGTGCTATCAAGCTGCAAGAGCTGGTAATCGCCAATGAGGACAAGAACTACAAAGATCGTGAGCAAATGCTCAAGACGTTCTACGGAATGCAGTTCATGTCTCAGAATGAGTATTACGAAGGTCTCAAGAACGCAATCAATGAAGATGTAGAAAACAAGATCGCAGCTTACGACAAAGAGTCTGCTGCAATCGTTGAGTTTTCCAAAAATTCTGGCACAGCGGCAGAACGTCAAGACATTAAAAACAAACTTGCAGAGGTTGCCGTTAAGCGACTAGCGGCGCAGACTGAAGCAAGCAAGCAACTGAACCTGATTGAGATTGATCGCCTTAAAACGGTCAATGACTTTGTTCTTGCTTCCAAGCAACAGCAACATCAATGGGACTTGGCAAACGGCGCTGCACAATTTCAAAACGAAATGTTGGGCAAAGGGACGCTAGAGATTGCACAGCAAACCGCTGCTAAAAAGCTACAGCTAGACCTTGATGAACGAATCTATCAGCTTCGTCAAAAAGGGATAAGTGAAGTTGACTTGCAAAAAGAAATATCTGATGCGGTCGCTGCCACAGCAATTCAGCAAGCCAAATCATCTGCTCAGATCGAGGAAAGCTACAACAAGCAACGCGATGGTGTTTATGGTGCAAAGGAGGCTGTTCGAAAGTATGCCGAGAATGCGACAAACATGGCCTCGCAGATTGAAGGCGCGATGAACAATGCCTTCAGCAAGATGGAAGATTCCCTTGTTAACTTCGTGAAAACTGGAAAACTCAACTTTTCTGACTTTGCTAACGCAATCATTGAGGACATTCTTCGAATTCAAATCCGTCAGCAAATTGCAATGGCGGCAACGGGTGCGAGTGGCTTTCTTAGTCAGGCGTTTGGTGGCGGCAGTAGTCCTACATCGCCCTCTGCGGTTGCGCCATCCGATATAAATATGCCTGGTGTTGCAGGCGCTCGAGCTGGTGGCGGATCTGTGTTCTCGGGCAGCTCCTACCTTGTTGGCGAGAAAGGCCCTGAGATATTCAACCCTAGCGTTTCAGGCTCAATCGTTCCAAATGGAGCCAGCTCATCGGGCGGCATCAACGTCCAAATCATCAACAACAGCCAAGCCCAAGTCAGCACTCAAAGTGACGGGCAAGGTGGCTTACAGGTGATTGTCGACATGGTGGCCGGAAGCATTGCCGATGGTGTTGCAAGCGGCACTGGCAATGTGTATCACGCCATTGGCTCTAGGTTCTCAAAGATGCAAACCACCTAAGCATCACTTCACCCTCATAGCCCCGCGCTGTTAATTCAGGCGGGGCTTTTTGTTTTTCAAAGATACAAATGGCAACTTTTCCAACATACGTGAAGATTTTGATTGGCTCTAGCGAGTCGCCTAAGTCCGTGGTGGTCAGAAGCGAGATGGAACGTGGAGTGCCTAAACAGCGCCGCCTTTCAAGCGATTCGATGGTCACGGTACCTGTTGATCTGTTTTTCGAGACTAAGCAAAACGCCATTGATTTTGAGACTTGGGTGTACTCCCAAATTGGCGGTGGCGCTAACTGGTTCAGTTGGAAAAACCCAAGGACTTCAGCAGTTGTTCAGGCGCGTATTGTTGCTGGTGAACTTGGCTCTCTAAAACCTGCAACTGGCGTGTGGTCTGGCATGTCAATGCGATCACTGAATCTTGAGTATCTGCGGAGCGCTTACTAATGACAGTCAGTCAAACAACAATCGCCTCGCTACAAAGCACGTCCGATGGATATGGCATCTTGGAGCTTCTTCTCATTGACCATGCCAGCTTCTCAAGTCCCGTTCGTGTTGTAAACGACACCAGAGATTGGGTGATTGGTGTTGACACTTTTGTGGGGTTGCCGTTTAGCCTAAAGCTGCCAAGCCAAGTGCAGAAAGAGCAACCACGCGCCACGTTACAAATTGACAACATCGGCAGGGAATTGACTGCGCTGGTGGAGGCTCTACCTGTAGGTGCGTCTTTGACTGCAACCATTCGTGTTGTCAGCCGCGCAACACCAACGGTTACTGACTATGAATTTATCAGCCAATTAAGCGGAATCAACATCACCCCCACGGTAATGAGCTGCGTACTCGGGCCGGATGAAACGATGCGTCAAAGTGCTGTTCGAATCCGCTTTGACCCTGTAAATGCTCCCGCGCTCTTTGCTGGTTAACCATGCCAAACAGAGATCACGCTGCCGATTTTTTGGCGGCACAGCGGTACGTTGGCATGGACTACATCGAAGGCGAGTTTGATTGCGCCCACTTCTGCCTACTTGTCCAGCGCGAGGTATTCGGACGGGTCTTATCCCTACCCACTCGGTTTGACAGACACATGCGGGGCAGGGCAGGGCAAGCATCACAAATCAATGCCGCAACCGGTGAACTTGCCTACCGAATAGAAGCCCCTGTTCATGGTGGCGTAGTTTTGACAGTTAGCGGCGCTGTGTGGCACATAGGAACGACTTTTGATAACGCAGGGGAGTGGTGGGTACTCCATAACCAACGACTCGTTGGCGCTTCTTTAAACAGACTCAGAGATATTGCTGGCCAAGGTCAGCGGATAGAAGGCTATTACCAATGGAAATGATTGATTGCGTCACAGACGTTGAGCCGCGCATGGTTTCCGCAAAAGATGCGCGTATTGTCGTTACGCCTCATCCAATGACAACTCAGGGGCAGACGAGCTTTGCCTTGCTGCTTGAAGACGGTGAGTACTTGTCTGCGATTCTTGATCGCCAAGGTGTTGATGCTGGATGGATTGTCGAACTTGGCGGTTTGCAAGTCCCCGCTTTGATGTGGGGGCGCACGCGCGTCAAGCATGGGGTGGTGATTGAGTGCCGTCGGGCGGTGCATGACAACAACACGCTGCGCATTGCGGCCACCATTGCCTTGATTTATTTTGCTGGACCTGCGGGTGCTAGTGCTGCGGCAGCCTATGGTGGAAGCGCTGCCGCTTGGTCGTATGCCATCGTTGTTGCTGGGACGATGGTCATCAACAGCGTTTTGCCGCCAAGCCTGCCCGCAATGATGCAGGCGGCCAGCAATGATGCTCAGCCCACTTACAGCCTCAGCGGTGGCCGAAATAGCTCACGCCTGTGGGAACCCATGAGCTTGGTGCTTGGTCAGCCCTATGTCGTGCCAGATTTGGCCGGCCAGCCTTGGAGCTACTACAGCGGCGAAGACCAATACCTCACCCAAGTTTTCCACGGCGGCATCAACCTGCAAAAAGTGGACACCCTGCGCATTGGCCAAACCCTGCTCAGTGCCTATGAGGGCGTGACTGTTCGCGCCAAGGGCCTGCCAGAAACATCATGGCCATCCGACTTGCCCGCCAACAGTGTGGACACCATTTCGGGTGCTTTGCTCGATGCGCCCACAGGCACTGGCACATGGGTGGTGCGCACCACCAGTACAGACACCACCAAAATTGGTATTGACCTTGAGATGTCGCTTTTTTCTGTCAACTCAAGCTCGGGTGCTTATGAGTCACGCACTGTTGATTTAGAGGTGGAGTACGCCGTGGCTGGCTCGGGTGTGTGGCTGGGTGTGCCCACGGGGGCGACTTACCAAGAGAAATACCAAAGCGGAACTGCGCTTGAGCCGCGCGAAACGGGTGAAGGCCTCATTCAATATGTAGAAGTTCCCGTTTATTCGTGGCGGCCAATTCTTTATGCAAGTGGCAAGCCCGGATATTTAAATGCCAGCACCAAGCCGCTGCGCATCGGCATCACCATGGATGTGGCCAAGGGCCAGTATGACGTGCGCCTGCGCAAGATCACCAAAAACGAAACATCCACCACGGCATCCAATGTGGTCACGTGGACGCAGCTCAAGTCGTTCCAGCCTGACCTCGCCACTTACCCCGGCCAATCATTGGTGGCGCTCACCATCAAAGCAAGCGGACAGCTTTCGGGTGCGCTAGATCAGCTCAATTGGATTGCTACGGCTAGACCAGCGCCCTACTGGAATGGCTCTGCTTGGGTCACTGCAACAAATCGTACAAACGGCCTAAGTAACCCTGCTACCCAAATATTGCAGCTTGCCCGTGGTATCTATGATGAAAACGGAAAGCTAATCGCTGGCCTTGGATGGGCTGATTCTCGAATCGATATTGAATCGATCAAGGCGTTCTCTGTTTGGTGCGCCGCTAAGTCGCTCACATTTGACGCAATCATTCAAACGACCATTAGCCATGATGATCTTTTTTCTGCCATTGCTTATGCTGGCATGGGTACGATTAGCTGGAGCGCAGGTAAGTTCGGTGTTCAATGGCTGTCCGATACCGCCCCGATAGAGGGCGTGATCAACATGGGCAACATAAAGGCTAAGTCTTTCAGCGTGGCTTATTCGACCACTGACCGAGCCGATGAAATTGAGTACGGATACTTTGACAGATCGTCAAATAACCAGTGGAACAGCCTTCGCGTCTTGAGTCCAAACGTGACGATGCCAAACAACACGGCGCGTCTGAGTAATTTGGGTATCACTACCCAAGCACAGGCCGCATTACTTGCTCGTTATGCAATGGCGCAAAACGTCTACATGGCAAAAGCCATCACGTTTGAGCAAGACTTGGAGTACATGACCTACAAGCGCGGGACTGTTTTAGCCCTGTCGCACGATATGACGCAATGGGGCTACAGCGGTCGAATCCAAAGTGCAGTTAGCAATGCTGGCGTAATTACGCTTGGTCTTGATGATCTGGTACCTACAAGTTCAGGCTCTAAGTACATCGGCCTTCGATTGGCTGGTGAGACACAGTATCGAATCTTCACAGTTTCATCTGTAGATTCAACAGGTCGCAGCGTTACGCTTTCAGGCGCTTGGCCTAGTGGCGTGTCTTTGCCGACGATGGATACCGTTTGGATTTATGACTTCAAGTCGACCCCAGGTCAAAAGGTTGTCGTCACAAAGATTGAGCCATCGGACAACCAAGGTGGTGCAAAAGTAACAGTTGCTCCGCTGCCCGATGAGTTTTGGCCTTACGTTTTGACAGGGGCCTACACCGCCCCGCCAAATAGAAGCCTTCTATCCGTTGTCCCTGCGGCAGCGTCCGCAGTCGTAACTGAGCAGTTAAATCGACAGGGAAATACCTTTTACGTTGACTTGAATTTGAGTTATGAGGTCACAGGTGCATTTGCAGAGGCTGAAATTTGGGGTGGTGTTAATGGCTCATCACTTCATAAATTAGGCGTGTCAACAGTTCAGTCATTCAAGTGGGTTGGTGGCCTTGGTGAGTCTTGGAATGTTGAAGTTCGGCCAAAGAACTCAGTGGGTCAAGCGGGAGCAACTGCGCGTGTTTCATATTCGATAGTTGGTCTTTCGCAGCCGCCATCCGATGTGCAAGCGCTGGCCATTTCTGTTGAGAGCAATGGGGTCAGGGCTACTTGGAGTCAATGTTTTGATATTGACTACAGCGAAACATCCGTTCGCATTGGTACTTCATGGGCTGCTGGCGTTGAGGTGCTTCGCAAGTCTGCAACGTCACACCTGCTTGGCTGGCAATCTGTTGGCACTTTGCAGATTTGGGCGAAGCACTTTGATACAACTGGAAACCAGAGTGTCAATGCTGTTGGTACTTCAATCGTCATTGCAAACCCAAATCAGGTGCAATTCACTCGAACCGATGTGCAAGTGAATACCGTTGCTCTAGGTTGGGGTGATGCTAAATCGTCGCAGCCGATCAAGTCGTACTCGATCTACACGGGAAATGCTGGCGATGCGCTGTCTGCTTGCACCTTGTACGGCAAGGCTGGTTCGGATTCTCGCAGTGATGTAGTGATTTTTAGAAGTGCTGGCAAAAAGCGCATCTACTTAGTCGCCGAAGATGTAGCGGGTAATCTGTCGGAGCCATCGTCAATTGACGTTAACGTTGCTCTTCCATCTAACTTTGTTATCTCTAGCGAGTGGGATGAAAACTGGACGGGCACTAGAACAAATGCGTATGTTGATGGCGGATATTTGTTCATGCCAGTCAATACAACCGAGACATGGGCAGATCACTTCTCTACGCGTGGATGGTCAACGATCAATGACCAAGTGAGCGCTGGTTACCCGCTGGTCTTTGAACCATCGTTGGCAACTGGCAGCTATGTTGAAGAGCATGACGTTGGCAAGATTTTGCCGAGCGTGAAGATTACCGTCACCGTGCAAAGCATTACCTTAGCTGGCTCTGTTTTACCTACTGTATTGATTGAATGGCGCGATGCAACAACATCCGCATGGATAGCTGGAGCGGCTGGTTCAACAGACCTACAAGCAACTAAGTGCCGATATGTGCGAGTTACCTACTCGATCACATCTTCTGGTGGTGATGATTTGATCAAACTCAGTCCACCGCACGTTGTCGTGAGCAGCGAAGAAAAAGCAGAGTACGGAAGCCTTGTACTCAATGCCTCTGATGCATCTGGAACGCTCTACACATGTAACAAGTCGTTCCTAGACATTGTGAGTGCCATTGCTACAGCAAACAACTCGCCATCAATCGCAAAAATCAACGTGATCATTGATGACTCAACAAGCGTGAGCAGGGTCTATGTTCAGGCGTGGGACTCGTCAAACAACCGTTGCAGTGGCTCTGTGAGTCTGCAAATTGGCGGCTACTAAACACTTCTAAAACCACACACAAACCACCTTTGGGTGGTTTTTTTATTCCCGCTTCGTGCGGGTTTTCTTTTTTGGGGAATTGAATGTCAGATTTAAACGATCTAAACAAGCCAGATGGAACCAGTAACTATTCGACGGAGGTGATGCAAACCTTGCGAGGCCATATCACTCGATTGTGGAAGGGTGATTACACAGGAATGAGCAACTTGGTTGCAGGGATGCTTCGTTGGTCGGTTACTGGAACAACTAATTTGTCAGCGCGACTCTATCAGCGGAACGCACTTGGAGCCGATGTTGAGGTGATGATGTTGAGTGGTTTGAGCATTGGCGGTAATGCTGCGACCGCTACAACCGCTACAACTGCTGTGACAACAGGCAGCGGTAACGGGAATATCGCAAGCAATACCGCTAATGGCACCTCCGCGCTTTACCTAAACAGCACAGGTAGACTCAACACCGCTAATGGTTACAACGCGCTTGCAGTTAACAGCACAGGCAGCTACAACACTGCTAATGGTTACTACGCGCTTCGCGAAAACGATACAGGCATCTGCAACACCGCTAATGGTTGCTACGCGCTTGCAGTTAACACTACAGGCAGCCACAACACTGCCAATGGTTACTACGCGCTTTACGTTAACAGCACAGGCAGCTACAACACTGCTAATGGCTCTTGGGCGCTTGCATATAACAATACAGGCAGCTACAACACTGCTAATGGTTACTACGCGCTTTACGTTAACTCGGGTGGCGGCAACACTGCCAATGGTTACAACGCGCTTTACAGCAACAGCTCAGGTGGCGGCAACACTGCTAATGGTTACAACGCGCTTGCAGATAACGATACAGGCAGCTACAACACTGCTAGTGGTTCATACGCGCTTCGCGGTAACGTTACCTACTCAAACGTCTCTGGCTTTGGTGCATATAGTCAAGTAACTGGGTCAAACCAAGTCCAGCTAGGAGACAGCGCAACAACAACCTATGTCTATGGCACGGTTCAAAACAGATCAGACTTACGCGACAAAACTGACGTTCGTGATTCAACGATCGGCCTTGAATTTATTGAGGCGCTTCGTCCCGTTGACTACCGATGGGACATGCGTGAGTTCTACAAACCAGAAGTACCAGCGCAACCAATCATTGAACGCCCTACAGACGAACAGTCGCCAACCTATGCTAAAGACTTAGCAGCCTACGAATTGGCATGGGCTGACCACAAGGTTTTGATGGATGCGTGGCTGATTGCTGTCAAGCCTGAAAACTTGACGCGCGACGGAACGAAAAAACGCAACCGTTACCACCACGGCCTGATTGCTCAGGAGGTGAAGTCAACGATTGATCTGCTTGGGATTGATTTTGGCGGCTACCAAGACCACAAGATTGAGGGTGGGGAAGATGTGCTGTCGATTGGATATGACGAATTGATCGCGCCGCTAATTAAGGCGGTTCAGCAGTTGTCGCAGCAGAATAAAGACATGGCGGCTCGACTCTTGACGCTGGAGTCTGTCGCATAAAAAGAACAAGGCGATGGCCTGACCGCGCTAACAGTCAGACCAACCCTTCAATCGAACACTAGCTCCGATCAAAAACAAGGCCCTGCCCACCTCTAGAGGCGGGGCTAGTTTAGGTTGCTAATGCTTAAAAATCTGCTTTTGCGCTTCAAGCTCTCGCATTTAAAAGCGTTACTTTGTATCGTGGTTATGCTAATTGCTCGATAACGCTGGTCAACCAGTACGCCCCTCTCCTTAATTGGGGAGGGGCTTTTTTGCGTTTGTTAGTTGTTTGGAATGATGCCAACTAGAAGGTCTGCACTTCCCGAGTACGTGATAAGTCGCGCAGCAACATCAATACATCCTCGACCATTAGAGCTGGTATCTGGAATCTCTACGATGCTAGAGGCATTGATCTGTATATGAGTTGAGCCAGACCCATATGGGCTATTTGCCCTGCATAGTTTGTAGTGCTTTGAAGTATCACCTGCGAATATTGTTTTAGCGCTACCAGAGCTGGAAAGAAAACTACACCCTGTCTCACATGCTGGTGACGCCCAGATACTCGGTCTGCTTGATACGTCATTAGCGATTACGTTTGACTGAGATGCAGCGATTAACACTAGTGCTAGAGCAATTTTTTTCATTTTGACTTTCTAAGAATTGAGTCTTAGTTTGTCGAAATAGGGTTAAATTTTTACGATGTTGCTCCTAGTTATCGGTAGTCATTTCCAGCTTTTATCTAGGCTTAATGCTGACTTGAGGAATTTAGCGGACGCATCACCACTACATTGGTGGGTTGTTTTGGTGTCTCTCCAGTTTCGCAATAGACAACAAAATCAGACCATGCGGACATTGCAGTTCTTCGCTCTGGTATTTCCTCGCGCACGTCATAGATGGCCTCCATTCCCTTGAGTGAATGGTTCAGCGCCACCTCGCTAATCTCGCGTGAAAACCCTAAATTTCTCAAGTGGCCTTTCGCTGTTGAGCGCGTGTCGTGGGGTGTGAACTTCCTGATATCTAAATCGCCACGCTTGAAGGCTCGAGCAAATGCAGCCCAAAGCGTTGTCCGACCAACGTGCATGTCACCGCCGTTTCGCCTAATCACGTCCGCTCGCCTTGCCGGAAGCACATAAGTCGAATCTCCTGCCACCGATATAAGCTCTTTGAACCACCCTAAAACTGCGGGTGATAGAGGGACAAGAAACCCACTGCGGGTTTTAACGTCTTCATCCGGTACCCACCAAGAGCCGCTTTCAAGATCAATGTGCTCTTTCTTTGCTTTGACCAGCTCAATGCCACGAACGCAGGTAGACAGAAGAATTCGGAACGCTAGTCCGTTGTCACGCCCAATGCTCTCGTCGATGGTAGGTAACATTCTTTGAAGCTCTGCCACATCGAGCATGAGGCGCTTCTTGATGGGGGGTCTTTTACCAAAAATAGAGCTGAGTTTGATTCCTGTGCACGGGTTGGCGGCAATGATCGTCAAACCTTGGGCGTGATCCATTAATTTAGACGTTGAGGTAAGAACTCGCTTTGAGACCGTCCATGTGCGCTTTGCTTTTTTCAGCATATGCACCACGTCAATCGAGGTAACGGCTCGAACTTCCCATGCGCGGAAAAATGGCAATATCACCTGATTGAAGTCATCGTTTCGATATCGGATGGTGTCTTTTGCGTAGTTGCCAGCGGTAAGCACCTTGTCTCGGTAGTCTTCCAGTAGCTCATTGACAGTCCATGCCTCTGCTGACCGAGCGCGGGATTGGCGCTTGTCTGCTGCCAGATCAGAGCCTGCGTCAATCTTGGCTCGCATTGCGCGTGACTTTTCACGCGCAGATGACAGTGACACATCGGGATAGTTGCCAATGGTGACCTCTTGCCGCTTGCCGCCCATGTTTCGGTAACGGAGTACCCAAGCGGCAGTCCCTGCACCTGATAGAGTGAACGTTAGGCCATCCCCATCGGATTTAGCCACTGGTTCACCTTTAGACATCCATCGCTTTATTTGTAAATCAGAAAGTGCATGGATTATTCGTGGCATTGTTTCCTCTTTGGGTAGCTAGGCGATCTAGCTACCCACCTAGCTACCCAAAAGTGGTGAGATATGCTGAGACAGTAAGAAACGGCATGAGCTTAAATGTACTGATAAATCAACGGCTTGGGTTGTTTCTTGATGCACTGTGAGACAACCTGAAACAGCGCTTTATATTGCAAGTGGCGAGTTGCATGTGTGTGTTCTTTAGAGGTGAAGCGCGGCCATGATGCCCACGGCAATGCCGAGTGCGCCTGTGCCAAACATGGCGTATTCCACCCACATTTTGCGGGTCAGCAACGCGATGGCGGCGAGGGCGATGGCCACTTGCAACACAGTGGTGGCTTGTGCCCAGCGGTGGTGCTGATGCATTTGCGCTTCAGACATCTCGTCGAACTCTTTGGACTGCGCTTCGAGCTTTTCTGCGACAGCTTTGATCTCGGCTTTCTCAGTTTTGTAGCGCTCGATCTGGCCTTTGTAATAGTCAGCTTTGCTGGCAGGCGCCAACTCCAAAGCCAGTTCCATCAAGTTTTGTTTGCTGCTTTTGGCTTGGAAATAGTTCCACTGGTTGGAGGCTTCGGTCTTTTTGATGGCCGCATCGTTTTTGTACAAACCTGCGGCAGCTTGTGTGGCGCCGCCCATGTAGCCAAAGATGGCGCCCACCGTGGCGATGATGGCAGTGAACATGGCGATCTTGTTGGTAAAGCTATTGCCGTGGCCAGCGGCTGCGTGTTCCAGTTCGTGGTCGTGTGGACCGTGCACGTGAAAACCGTGTTCAGACATTCAAAAGCTCCTGCTTAACGTGTGTGAGTGAGAGTGACTAGGCTGTAAGTCAAACCATTTGCAGCCACGTGTGTGGTGCGTGCGGTTTCTTGCCAGCTGCCATCGAAGGTGGGGGCGAAGGCGTCGCCTTCAAAGTCTGCATCAATTTCTGTGACGACAGCGCGCGATGCCAAAGGCATGGCTTGGGCGTACACCTCTGCGCCACCGATGACCCACACCTGCGCATCTACAGGGCAGTGTTGCATGGCTTCTTCAATGGAATGTGCAACCACAGCGCCTTCGGCCCGCCAATCAGACTGACGCGTCACGACGATGTTGGTGCGACCAGGCAGCGGGCGAAATTTAGGCGGGAGTGATTCCCATGTTTTGCGGCCCATCACCACGGGCTGGCCAAGGGTGGTTTGCTTGAAATGCGCCAAGTCCTCGGGCAAGTGCCAAGGTAAGGTGTTGTCTTTGCCAATGACGCCGTTGCGCGCGCGCGCAAAAATCAAATTCAAAGCCATGCTTGAACGACCTTATTCAGACCGCCACTGGGGCTTTGATCGCACCGTGGCATTGGTAGTCCAGCACCTCGAAATCTTCAAACTGGTAGTCGAAGATGGAATCGGGTTTGCGTTTGATGTGAAGCGTGGGGTAGGCAAACGGTTCACGGCTCAATTGCAACGCCACTTGTTCGTGGTGGTTGCTGTAGATGTGGCAATCGCCACCGGTCCAGATGAAGTCGCCCACATCGAGGTCGCACTGTTGGGCCACCATGTGGGTGAGCAGGGCGTAGCTGGCAATGTTGAAGGGCACGCCCAAGAAGATGTCGGCACTGCGCTGGTACAGCTGGCAGCTGAGCTTGGCTTTTTCGCCTGGGTTTTGCGCAGGCGCAACATAGAACTGAAAGAACGCGTGGCAAGGCATGAGCGCCATCTTGTCAAGCTCAGCAACGTTCCAAGCGCTCACGATGATGCGACGGCTGTCAGGGTTGCTTTTGAGTGTGTCGATGACTTGTTGAATTTGGTCAATATGGCCGCCGTCAGGGGTGGGCCAGCTGCGCCATTGAACGCCGTACACTGGACCGAGGTCGCCGTCTTCACGGGCCCATTCGTCCCAGATGGTGACGTTGCGCTCTTTGAGCCAGTTGTTGTTGCTAGAGCCCGTGAGGAACCACAACAGCTCTTGAATGATTGAACGCAAGTGAACCTTCTTGGTCGTCACGAGCGGGAAGCCTTCATTCAGGTCAAAACGCATTTGGTAACCAAAGACGCTTTTGGTTCCGGTGCCGGTGCGGTCGGTCTTGGCGACACCGTGGCTGTCCACGTGTTGCATGAAGTCTTCGTATTGGCGGCGAATGGGGCGCAT